CGTTCTCATCTCCCTTCGGGATAATATTTTTGTCTTCCTGGGGATGGGTAAGGCAGTAATAGATTTCGTTCATTACTTCTCGTTCCTGGTGCCCTTGGATCGGAACGCGGTCCAGGAATACCAGAATATTGTGCACAACCTGGTCGTTTAAAATAGCCATTATATCCCTCCCTTATAACCCCGTTATAATCCCATCGGTTACAGTTATGGTTTTTTGAGGATTGTCGCCTGATTTAAAGGTACCTGATACACCAGCAGTATTGTTTATGTATAGGCCAGTTGCATTAATTGCTCCGTTAACGTCTAGTTTATATGCTGAATTTGAAGCATAAGTACCAATACCAACATTTTGAGTTAAAAATATCGCTTTCTCTTTACCGATTACAAAGGGATAATAGTTATTGGCTGCATCATATTGATATATAATAGGATGTGTCAACCAACCTAAATCGCTATTTAAAAAGATTTGTGCTTTTCCACCTCGAAGGTTTATTGAACCAAAAGAACTGCCAGAGCCAGCCCTCACAGAAAAAGAATTATCAACAAAAGTTTGATTAATGCCATTACTTAAATCAGCATATACTTCAAATGCTTCTACCCCTGTTTTTGTATTTATTAATTGTAAAAATGCTCCTGCTCCTGCTCCAGTTCCTTCAGTAGCGAATTTACCGACTAGATTGCCGTTCTCATCATAAGTATAAAAATCACCATTAATAATAGCGTCCGTTGCAACAAGTACCCCACTTTGCGTCACTCTAAACGGAGCCTGAGTTCTATCTGAACTTCCCGCCCAAAAACGTATGCTATCAGCACTTGTACCAACTCCTGATATGCCAGCATAATTATTGCCATCAGCACCAACTATCAAGGCATCATGAAGATAAGCGTTTCCTGCTACAATTCGTGGCGAAGCAACTAAATCTAGTCTTATTTCCGTTGCGTCGACCCATTCAGGAGCATAATAACTACCAGGATTTCCTTGTGGACCTTGTGCACCCTGCGGTCCTGTGTCACCTTTAAACTGAATCCTAACGTCATCAGAAAACATAAGGTCAGCACCATCGAACATTAATTTATAGTCGGAATCGCTATTGCCCAGCCGGAAAATACCGTTATTCAGGTTCCATTTTCCCTGAGCGCCGCGTACTGTGCCCGTAACTATCTCGTCCGCGGTGAACCCCTTCCCGGTGCCAAATGTACGCCAGTTCCACTTGCCCTGTGTATCTCTGGCATTAGCGATTGCCAGTAGACCCGGCCCCGTATAGATAGCTCCATAGTCAGGCGACGAGGGGTTTGTGTTCTCCATGATGAGCCCTTTGCCCTCTATCACCTGAGCCTGGGCGTATGATCCAGAAGCCACTACCCGGTTTTTCAGGACATTAATTTCACCATCCAGCCAGAATGTATTAACCCGGTTGTCTGGGGTTATAATAGTCTCAACCGCTTTCCTGGTGCTCTGGAGTTGTCCCAGAAGGGTTTCCAGCCCAGGTTGGAAGTTTGCGATTACCACCTGGCTGCGCCAAGGTTCAAACAGGTATTGATTATACTCCACTATTCGGGCCTTTATGTCTATGCCCAGCTCTTCGTCCATTATCCGAACATCATCGCCAATTTCGAATGCTTCCGAGCCATATTCGAGTAGGTCCTTCAATTCCACTATATCAACTTCATAGCTGACCTCGGGAACCTCCATCTTGGCCAGGTGTTCCAGAGCTTTTGCCTTGAGATCGTCCTCGTCGTCTATCTCGGGCCAACGAACCACGGCCACGAATGGACGCCTATAATAATTGATATACTGGCTTTCCAGATATATCTGGCCGTTGTTTACGGTCGATATATCCATGTCCTCTTCCCCCAAGGGAATGATTCGAGTGATTAGGTTTCGGCTATTAACTGTACGCTGGATGCCTTTTAGGTTTTTACGGTAACGGAATTGGACACCCTTGTCCTGGCCCAACCTATTAAGCAGGCTAATTGTAAAGTTATCCCGGTATAGCTCTCCTCCACACTGATTTATAACCTGATTTATAACCTCAACCGGGTTAGTGTTCGTTAAATCAATGTAGTCTACCGTTGTTGTTGGTTCTACTGTAGCCAGGTGGTGCTCTATGCCGGGAATGTTAAGGGCTTCATGCATGGCTTCGGAAGCCGTCTCGCCTTCCAAAAGAATTTCTTCGTGCCATTCATTAAGCAAGTTGAAAAACACATGCTCGCAACTGACATGGTGCATTACCTCGGCCCCATCCCTGAACGTTTCTATCTGCTTAATTGTAAATAGCTGCCCGTTTGGGGCTTGGATGATGTTCTCAACAGCTATGTTACTTACTTTTTCGTCATTGGCCGGAAAGGAGAAGGTGAGGGTATATTCGCCGTTGATCTTCTCCCTCATGCAGACATCCAGCGCATTCTCAAGTATACCAATACCATAGCCGTATGCCATCGGGGTCACCACCTTCCTATGTCGCAAACCGGTCAAATACTACAAGCCATTTTGGGTTAGCTGACCGATGCAAGGCTTTTCCGTTCGCGGTTAGGTTGCCAACACCGTTTATGTCGATTATTCCATATACGCGCAATAGGCTACTTGGCACAACTATAGCCAAAGCATTAAGGTTGGCAGCAGTATATTGTCTTAATAGGGATAGCGAACTTACATAACCAGTACCGCTCATAATGACTCCGCTAAAATTGCGCTGTATAGATGATACAGCAATGCTGCCAATACCATACAGCCTCCCCTGAGCCATTCTGCCGTTTATAACGGCGACCATCATGCTAGATGCCGCCTGCATATCTCCAGCAACTGGTACGCGGAATATATTTTCTGTACCCAATATGGCAAGCGCTTGCATAGCGGCTTGTACCGGTTGTATGCATTTAGAGTTAGCTTCAATACTGCCAATTCCTTCGATACTCACATGAGCTGGTACCTCTGGAGTATTGTAATCGAATTTGTTGTTGTAATTTAGGTGATTATTATACTTTGCCATTTATGCAACCCTCTCCCGGAAGCCTATGTTAAGCTAATATGGTCTCAACCTCAACGACCGTAAATCCTAATCGGAGCAAAGTACAATTCGGGTCCTCCTTGTACTCATACTGGTAATACTGTATCGGCCCCATGCTCATATCATCTTCACCCACGGTAACCACTTTGTGCGTTTCGTCTGTAATGCCTTCTTCGGGTGGGTTTATTTGACCCACATTCAACCACGCCATTCTGGTATCAAGTAGTAGCTGAAAGTCAGTCTCCCACTCTTCGCGCGGGAAATTGTCTTTCACGTATAGGTAATCTTCCTTGGTATTCAGGTATTTGGGATATCCAATCACTCTAATCCCCTCCTCACGAAAACGTATAATACCGATCAATCTTCTTAATTATGGTCAGGAACGGTATTTTATCCTGGTATTTTTCGATCTGTTCAATCAGAACAGAGGAGCCAGTAAAAACAACGTGCCTATTACCATCAAGCTCAAATTGAATGGTCAGGCATTTTGATGAATTTGATTTCGCGTATTTGCTATCTTTCATTTTAAAACCAATTATCATAATTTCTTTGTTCAAAATATCGTCTATCTTGAGCTTTGTGCCGTCCAAGGGACCTCCTTCCTGCGCAAAATCACTGAATCGTTTAAGCTGTCTTTCCATTGATGTATACCTCCATCAAGGCATCCATATTTAGACTTTGACGTAAATTATAGCTGTTAGCCCACTTTAGCCAGCCATCCGTTGATGCCAGAGAAGACCGATACTGTTCAGTTGTTATCTCTCCGTTTGCCAGTTTTACCGGCAATTCTTTAAGCCGTTTTTTAACCCGCTTTATAGTACTCTTTCTGATTAAAATATAACCACCCGGAAAATGCCTATAGCCCAGGAAGTCTACACCCTGTGAAACAGGGTATAATTCACATTTGCTCATTTCCAACTGCAGCCGTTTCCACAAAAAATTCTCGATAATCTTGGCCATTTCACCTAGATATTTTTTGTCGTTGTAAAATAGCAGAAAATCATCGCAGTATCGGATGTAATCCCTAACATGGTATTTGTGCTTTAATAGTTGGTCTAATTCGTTCATATATAAATTGCCGAGCCACTGGCTGGTATAGTTCCCGATAGGCACATTCTTCCCGCCTGGGAAGCTATAGATTATATCCTCCAAAAGCCAAAGAGTATCTTTACACTTGATTTTCCGCTTTACAATGCTGAATAATATATCGTGGTCAATCGAGGGATAAAACTTCGATATATCGCACTGTAGGCAATAAGAGTTTCGCCTAACAAACTCCATGGTTCTCAGGCTGCCGGCATGAATGCCTTTGCCTTGTCTACAGGAATACGAATCATATATGAACATGGAATCCCATATGGGTTCGACCACATTCATTAAAGCGTGTTGAACGACCCTATCCGGGTCAAAGGGTAATTTATATATAGTGCGCTTCTTGGGTTCGTATATCGTTTTAGGTTTATACGGTGAGGTGGTAAATGTCTTGTTTACCAGGCTTTGCTGTATTCGCCACAAATTGAAGTCTAAATCTACCTCGAAATCCTTAACTGTGTTCTGCCAACCCTTACCTTTTCGAGCCTTTCTGTAAGCGAGATAAAGGTTGTCCGTATCAACTATCTGAGGGAATAAGTTACCGTGACGTTTCATTTTAATTTAATAGGAGTAACTTTCGCTCTTTAGCTACTAGCTACCCCTATCCTCCCGTTTTGTATTTTGCCCCAATTTGAGACAGGGCCAACAGGTCCAGCCAGGAGTTAACTCGACTCCGCTTTCCCCTGTATCCGCGTGCAGCTGACAACTGATATTCGAATTCGTATTCCAGCGATAGTTATTCGCATTCCGTGACCGCGACCCGGAATTCGCGCCATTCGTCCAATTCGCGCCCGCCAGCAACTGACCCGCCAGCCCAAAAATTTAACTTGCCGCGATACGCTTACGCGGGCTCCGCGCGCAGCCGACAACCGATATTCGAATTCGCAGCCCAGCGATAGAAACTCGCATGCCGCGACCGCGACCCGGAATCCGCGCCATACGTCCAACACGCGCCCGCCAGCAACTTGACATCAGCAGCATCACTATATAAATACAGCTGACCTTTACCACCAGTAACATCGCGCCATGCCCAACCTGCAGCGCCACCGTCCCAACGGGTAGATTGCTCATTCAACCACTGATCCATAACCCCGCAGCAATCCTCACAACCAATGTTAGATATCATTCTCCGGTCATTAGTATCCTTATGCCCGCCGGTAGTACCCGGGTCAGCCGAACCAGTAATGTTGGTGCCCTCATTCGAACCTGCCGCGATAAGCTGGAATTCTGTATCTGTAAGTAACTGTTTCTTAACAGCTCCACCGTCATCCACGAAGTCCATCCAGTTTCGGATATCTGTGATGGTTGCTCCATAGACGCTTGCTGTTGACGCTCCGGTCCCGCTTTGCAAATATATGTCTACCCAGATATTAGTTGCCTCGGAATATACCATACCCTCGGGATTGCATACTGGTCGAAGTTTCAGGTCCCAGACCGAGGCCGGTAGAATATCTCCTGCCACATACCCCGATAGTGGGTGACCGGAAATAGTACCTACATCCACGCACAGACAATGGACCCCTGCTATTTTCCGGCTATTACTTGCGGTATAGCCGTTGGGCACCGTAGAATTTGCCGACAGTTTTAGAATCAGCGTAGAACCACTCTCCGGCTGACAGGCATAGACATAGAAGTTTTTACCTGCCCGGTTAGCAGCTGTGGTGTAATCGGTCGGGGATGTTGCGTCCCAGTTGCTGGCTGTACCTAAATTAAGCTCCGCCTGTGATGTTATCCTATAGCCGCCATTATTTATATTTACGGTTAGTTTGTTGGGTGATTGTAAAACTGTATTGGAGTTTGCTTTCTTTGCCCAGGGTATATCCCGTTCGTAGTGTGCGGGCATGGACGCAATAACCAATTGAGCATGCTCAAGCAAATGCTGGTCAAAGGTATCTTTCCTTACTAATTGTATGTCTGCCATATTTATACCTCCCATACATAAATTTCGTCAGCTATTTCTGCAAATGCATTTCCATCACCAGTTTCTCGATAGTAAACATTCCCGGCATCATCGACATAGAGGTATAGCTTAGGCGGCGACTTAATATATACTTCACCGTCCATAGTCTTAAGTGAAGGCGCAAAACCCACTCCCGCTTCACCTGTGACATAGGTAAAAGTGGCCGATACTGCATCTGCAGGTGACAACCGGGGGACAAAAATTACTCCTCCACCCCCGTAATCAATTGTGAAGCCGGTTGTGATCTCCTCTCCGTTCTTTTTTATGATCGGGACTGGATTTGCTAACCAGTTACGTTTTCCGGCTATTTGATATATACGGTACCGATCCGCTTCAGTAATATATAATTCGGAGAGCGCCTGGTCGGTAACTGCCACAACCCGCATATCGAGTATGGTTTCTACCTTACCTACTGCTTCCTGGAGCCCTGCAATGTGAGTTGAAAAAATTTCATCTGAGCCGGGATCTTGCCAATTAGTTTTCATATCAACACCCCTTATGCTAGCATAACTGTAAGCTGCCCAACCTTAAATATTAGCTGGGTTCCGACATCCGCCTGCCGAGCTTTTTCAAGGGCTCCATGGAAGAGCATATTACCTGCCCCCGCTACATCGCTGTCCATCAAACCGATATGGGTAACCGTACCCCAACTCGCGCCGGCCTCGGGAAATTCTACCTGAGCCGAGTTCGATGTCTGGCCGGTAGTCTCGGTGGTAAGAGCCTTAAATGCTACCGGCTGGCGAGCATAAAGCGTATCTCCGGCTGTGGACACCTCATTGGCCAGGTTGCCGGTGTCGGTCGGGTCTGCCGTGAATAATGCAATATACACCGTTGCCGGTGGGGTGTATGCGCTATTGCAAAGCACATGATTTATCAGTTTCCGCTCCAGGTAGTCAGTCATGTTTGCCATTATAGCCACCTCTTTCTCCAGGTAATATTAAGGGTGCAATTCTTATTTATGCTCACATCGTTGTCCCCGGTATAAAGCACCGGGAAGTTTCCGGATATATCCTTCATAGCGCTGGCACCCGCTTTGGTCGCCTGGTACTTTTGGCAATCGATTACCAGGTTCTGGCCTGCTTCTAAGGTACCTGCGTAAGCCAGTGTTTTGTCCTCCACGGTCAACGAGAATCCGGTTATCTGACTACTGGCTGTAATAGTTATTACCGGCAGAGCTTTATAAGTCCCGTTATTCGTGATGATGTATGTTGTCCCTGCGCTAACCGCCTGCTGCCAGGCGTCACCTGTTATTGATAACGCCACGGGATTGTAACGAAACTGAACAGAAAATCTACCTACGGCTACTGTTTGCTCCAGGTCTAATTGATTGGCCACCTTGGCCATATAGTATAGATCAGGCTCGTCATCAAAAATAAGTGCCTCCCACATGGGAGAATAAAGCCAGGCCGCCACCCTGCGTGACAATTTTCTGAGCTCCGGCAGGGTATTGGACGGCATCGTAAATTCAATCTCCTCTATGCGGTCTTTTAATGCCCCTGGAAACAGGATACTGCCGTCCCGCCCTGGAATATCTATGTATTCATCGGCAGATTCCGGCAGCACGATACGTTTTTTAGAGAGCATCGTCAAACCAAAATTGATATAACTGTGCGAATTTCTGAATCTTAAACCGTACACATTATTTCACCCCCCGAGCCCTCCAGGTATTTTCGGCCAAATTGTATATTTCACGCGACATCTGTCTTAAGTCATTATCATTCCTAACGCTAATGGGACCGCTAAATTCAAACGTCATATTAATTTCTCCGGCACCATGAGCAGCAAGGTTATGTCCTCCCTTCAAGGCTGCTGCAGTCAAAGACTCCATTAATATTCCCGGAAGCCTGTCCAACGGAATAAGAGCTTCCGGACCAGCTTCTCCCCAAATACTTAACCTGGGGCTGATGGCAATGCCTCCCTGAGCATCCTTTGGGACGCTTACCGATATCGTGCGTACTTCTGGCCATCTCGGTTGATTGCTCTTTCTGGTAGGAGTAAAATCTGGTCCAAACCACATGCCCCCCTTTGACCAGCTTATGGTTTTTTCCGGGTGTCCTGGTATTGCACTATATGCGTCACCTATGGCCTCCAATTTTTCCTTGAGCGTTGTAAAAACCGTTCCGAGTACATTAATGAAGTTTTCTTGCTTCTGTTTAAGATCTTGCAATTTTGTTACAGTTTCTCCGGCATCTTTCATGGCGGCTTGCGCCGCTGTCAAAGTGCCTTGGGCCGTGGTTATTTGCTGCTTTGTTTGAGTTATAGCTGTCGTGAGTTCCTTAAAACTCATTTCTTTGGCATCGTCAAGAAGTTGCCGGAGTTTCCATTGCTGATCTCCTATGCTAAGCTCATACTGGAGAGCGGCTTTCTGGTTCTCGGTTTCTATTTCCTGTTTCTGTTTTTCCAGGGCCTTGATCCTTTTACGGTACCCCTTCGCCTTGGTTGTTCTTTCTTCGAGTATCTGTAGATCGAGCTCCGCTGTTTTCTGGTCTCGTTCATGCCGTGCGGTATCATACGCACGAGTGCCCGTAATATTGGTCTGACTTAAATCCGATAATTGTTTTTGATAGGTTTGTACGGTAGAATTAGCATCGTCCACAGCTTTTTTGGCAGCAGCAAAAACCGTATTCGCGGCATCCAGAGATGTATTTATTGCCGATAGCCTCGTTTTAGCCTCGCTTAACTCATCACTCCACTGGCCCGTTTGTTCGTCATATTGAGTTAATTCCCGCTGCGCGATTGTAAGGTTAGACTGGGCTTCTCGAAATGCGATTTTAGCCATGTCCAGTTGGTGCGAAAAACCCTTTACCTCTGGGGAATTCTCACCATACGTTTCCGCGGCTTTTTGTATTGCTGTATTGATAGATTTCAGACTCTCATCTGCATAAGTAAGTTCGGCCTCAGCTACAGATACGGCTTCTTCCAGTTTGACCCGTTTATCACCGGGTTTTACTATTTCATCCTCAAGCGCTTTTGCTCGAGCCGTACCAACAGCAACATCCCGGCTTTCTTCCAATCCTTTTAGAGTTCCTGATAGCTCCTCTTTAATATGGTTCCGAACAGTATCGGCAATGCTAAGAGAGGGGGTACTAATCCCAGGGGTACTAATCCCAGGGGTACTAATCCCAGGGGGCTTATCATTATCGCCACTAGGCGTACCTACAGGCGATGGAGGAAGTTCTTCTTCGCTCATATTGTTCGGTGGTGCTGTTTGAGGGCCAATTTTCGGATTTTTAATGTACTGCCCTTCGGCCTTCCAAACATATGTATCTCCATCATCTAAATAAGCTTGTTTCAATTCGGGGCTGTATGTTTGCCACACACTTTCCAAAATGTGATTCCCAATCATCGTCCCTTCTCTGAAATAGGTGTCATATGATCTGCTGTCGTTATACAAAACGGTTTGGTACGGGGTTGGAGGTTGGTTTCCTATATATTGCTCTGTCTCCGCCCAATAGTATTCAGGCTCGTTATTACCCCACCTAACATAATAATATGAACCTGACCTATCTAGGGCTAGCTGCCGGTACTTTTTCCTCAGTAGAGAATAACTTAATTGGTCGTCTGGGGTGTTCAGTAAAGCCGTCCAATCCTCGGTCCCATCCGCATATGCCGGTATATCCAGAGATTTTAAAATTTCTATCGTCTTCTTGTTTGGAATAACTGTTGTGCCAGGGGGCAAATCAACAATCTCTGGCCCTTCTTCGCCAACAAGGGCTGGCCCACCTTTATGCCCAGATGTCCCTCTTGCATAGCCGGGGATTAGTACTTTTATGAAGTCGTAAAATTCTGCCCCATTAGTAATCGTGGTTTTTCCATTTATTAGGCTTGTCCCAGGAATAGTGCTAACTTGTCGCGTCCATGTCCCCTTTGAGCTAGAGAATCGAAAGTACCATTGAGCGTTTTCGTTGTATGGCGTTATAGTGACGCCGGGGATAGTCAGATTCCGCAGTTCGGTTCCGGCGACTGGTCTCCATGATGGCTGATTCCCTCCCTCTATGTTTGACGATTGAGTTTCCCCGCTAGGCGGCTTGGTAGTCTGGCCTTGGTTAGGGGCGGGCGTCTGCCCATTTATAGCATTCCCAGCTTCTTTAGCCGCATCACGTTGTTTTGTAAGTTTCCCCGTTACTTCGTCAATACTATATCCGAGGTTCTTGTAATATGTCTGGGCTGCTGAAAGAGCATAATTGTAGTATATTCCGGCCATTCGTAATCCTTCGTTATACCGTTCTTGCTCGATTCTTAACTGGCCTTCAGCGAACCCGATTTGTCTTTGCAAGTCTTCTTCTGCAGCTCTTTTTTTGCTTTCATACTCATCATTGGCGGCCTCTATTGCTTTCCGCAGAGTCTCTTTTTTGAGGCGGATCTCTTCGTCATGCAACCATTTATCCCATTCCTTCAAAGCCTGGGCTTTTTCCTTAGCCGTCGTTGCAGCTTTAATATTCTCTTGAAGCCTTGCGGTCGTTGCTTCCCGTTCCCTTTTTTCCTCAGCCTCATCTATTGCATCAAGTTCTCTTTGCAATTCGGCAACCTTGCTGTCACGTGCTTGCTGGGCAGCCTTAACAATTGCGTCATATGTTTTCCGGGCACGCTCAAGTATGCCATCATAGGTCTTTTTGGCCTGATCGTATTTTTCCTTTAATAGTTTCTGTTCCTGTTCAAATGCATTTTTTGCACTGGATACAATATCACTATAAGCACGTTGGGCTGATTCTAAAGCCTTTTCGGCATTCCGCTCACTAGCTTTCTGTGCCGCTTCGACAGCCCTTCCATATATAACAGATATCTTGTCCGCTGTTAAACGAGCCTCCGAACCAGCAGTATCGCTTAACATATGCAAGGCATTCCTAAGCCTGTTTAACAACTCCATCCAGGATTGCTCGGATCCGCTCATTACTGTGTCATTCACCTGTAGTAGTGCAGCCCGTAATTCCCCAATAAGGGGTTGAGCGCTATCACCCAAATCCGTAGCCTGGGCAATAATATCCCCTATGCGGTTCTTGAATTCCAGCGCGTCCAATTCGCTTTGTGTGCCTATTATGTTAGACACCCCAGACATTGCGGACTCGACCTGCTGTACAACCCCATCCCAGGCTTTTTTAATTTCCTCGGCTGCATCTTTCGCGGCCTTGCCTGCCTTTTGCATGCCAGCCGCTGCGGATGGCCCTACAGATTCGACCGCCTTGCCCGCATCGAGGCTATAGGACGACAGGTCCCGATATCTGCTGGTTAAGTTTCCAAGTTTATCATACAATTTATCGAGTTCGGCTTCGCGAGACGCGGCGGCTCGGTTCGCTGATTTTTCATCCCAGTATTTTGCCCCTAGCTCGTATATGGCGGCTTCTTTCTTCATGCCAAGGCCACGGGACATAGTTGCAGCAACTCTGTTTATATCAGCAGCACGGTTGTATACCCAGACCAACATATTTGCCCACAAACCATAGGCCTTTGTCTCGTTTTTAAGGCTTTCAATTCTTGCTTGGGTAGATTGTATTTTCGTGATAGTATGCGCTGCATCAGCTCGCACCGCTTCCTCAATCTTCCCTTTAATCTGGGTTACCTGTGAGGCTTTGGCTTTCAGTTCAGCATCAAAGGCCTTAGCGGAGTCATTTGCCGACCTGATGTGCTCTGCCCCTTCTTCTCCTATTAACGGGATCAACTCTTGAGTCATTTGGGCCAGCTTTGCCTTAGCCACAGTTGCCTCTTCCGAGCCTTTTTTGGCATTATTCAGGGCCTTATCAGTCTCGACATATTTGCCTTTTAATTCTTCTAGTTGTTTTATCTCTGATTCCCGCTGGGACATTTCGGCCTCCAGCTGAGTGCGCTTTCCATCCCGGGCCTTTATCTCTTTCTCGATGCTCTCAATGAATTTCTCGTTTGCGGATTTGGCCATCATCAGATAGGTGACAAGGGCACCCAGAGCAACAACCAGGACACCGATGCCAGTGCTTACCAATGCTGCCTTAACCATATTCTGAGCCTCTGCTAGGGCTACAGAGGCTGCCGCCGCTGCCCGCTGTTGAGCCGCAAGGCCAGACACAGCCCTACCTGCAGTTACAAAAGCAAAGGCTGCCGCCTGCCCTCCGCTAGCAATCTTCATCGCCGTCCAGAAGTTCATACCCACAGCTGCTGTCGCCACCATGGCCCCACGGAGAGCGACCATAGAACTCGTTACCATAGCGATGCCAGCAGGAATTCCCGTTATAGCCTTCCAGGCCACAAAAGTGGTCAGCACCCCTGCCCCCACTTTTGATACCGTTCCAAGTATTTCTGCAAGCCGCCCCAGGGATTCTCCGAGGCCTTGTGCCCATTGCCGGAGTTGCCCGCTTGACTGAAGTTGCTCCAGGGAACCGGCTACGCCAGAGACGGCTTTTTTTAGTTCTCCAAATACTCCTTCACCAACATCGGTCAGCACCATCTCCCCGACGTCCTTAATGGTTGACCAGAGCCCCATCATTGTCTGGCTCTGCTTATCCATCATGTTGTCGAATTGCTCGTTCATGCCAGCGGTCAGAATCTTGATAGCCTCGTCCGCGGGTACCAGGCCCTGCTGCACCATCTTCTGTACTTCGGCTGTACTTTTACCGATGCCTTTTGCCAGGATGTCCCAAGCGCCGATTCCGGCCTCTGTTAGCTGCAGCATTTCTTCGCTCATTACCCGGCCCTTTACCTTCATTTGGCCAAGGGCCATTGATATTCTCCCTATGACCTCCGCTCCGCCCCCGAGCCCGGATGCGGCATTTCCTATGGCAGTCATCATAGGTAGAATATCCTTGGCTTCGAACTTGAAGGCCAGCAGCCGTTTGGCATACTGCTCCAGTTCCGTATACTGGAATGGTGTCTTGGCCGCAAACCGGCGCATATCTTCTATGAATGCATTACCTTCCTTCACGCTTCCCAGGAAGGTAGCGAAAGCTACCTTACTCTGCTCCAAATTTGCATTCAGCATAATGGCTTGCTGCCCCAAATTTTTCATGCCATTCACCGCAGCACTAACTGATGTCCAAAGCCCAAACCCCGCAGCCACTCCTACAGCTTGCATAGCCAGGCTTTTGAGCACTCCGCCGGTTTTTTGCCCAGCCTGGTCAATGCCCCTGAGTTGGCGGAGAGCATTATCACCGCCATTTAAGGCTATTTCACCGTAGAGTTTAAATAGTTCCATGTGTCGCGTTCACCCCCTTCAAGCGGGATAATACATCCTGAGCCTTTTCAATGGCATTTTCCCCGGAAATAACCTCCGGCTTTTCGCCCAGGCCAATAGAATCCAGGTATTGACTAAAAGTCACAGGTTGTTCATAAGGTGTTGTTAGCCATGCATGCCAGGCAAAGTCAAATAATCGTGCCTTGTTTTCCTTCGCCCGGGCCGTACCAAGGATATCTAATATCTGCAGAAACCGGGAATACGGACGGGAGAGAATATATTCGTCATCCCATCCGTATCTTTGGGAAATTACGTCTAAACATTCTGCCAAAGAGACCCGATCGCGGCTATCGTCCGGCTCACTGCCGGAAAAAAAGCCTTCATATCCTGTTGCTGAGGTAATATCTCTAGGAAATCTGCCAGGGCTTCCGGAGATAGGTTTAGGAATTCCTCTGCTGTTATCCCTATTAGGGGAGCATAAAACCCTGCAAAATCTTCCGGAGCGTTTAAAAACACTTTCAAAAACAAGAGCCCCGCTTCGTTTACAGATGGGGCATCCGATAATTGTGTACTTAGTTTATCCATTATCTCGTTGACCATATTCGAAAACGAGAACACATCTCGAACCGTCACCCGCCGCATTACATATTGTTTACCTGCCAGGGTAATTTGGGCTCCTTGGTCCAAAATTGCCTTGGCATCCTCGCCTTTTTTCTTTTCAGCCATTTTAAAAATCCCCCTTTATGAATTGAATAGTCAAATCCGAAAACTATATGGGAGCATACATCTCCCACGGTGGTACGAACGGGCTCTCCTGAGAGTAATACCCGGTGAACTTAACCTTCAAGGCGACGGTCCCCTTCCCATCCCCCAGAGGAATTTCTACCGGATCGGTAGAGAGAGCATTTTTAATTACATAGCATATAGGCTGTTGACTGCCGGATATCTCACCTACAATTGCAATACTGGACACATGATCGCCGGCACTAACAGCACCCAGGCTACTAATTTTTGCATGGGTGGCAGGTGATCCATAATTCTCCTGCTGAGTTCCCCGAAGCGCCAGGAGTAAATTATCCCGGGTGATCTCCACCAAGTTGGCCTCAATGATAGGCACCTCTTTGACAACCCGGGTGGACCCCTTCAACGGGCCAAGTAAACCGTCGATTTCAGGCTCGTAATACTCCCGTTCTATCCGGAAGGTATTGCCTCCGGACGTTGCACCAACCAGTGTCCCGGGAGAAGCAGGGTTGACAAACTCTTTATACAGGGCACCGGGGCCAATAAGCAGGTTCTGCATGGTCTGCATAGTTACTCCGTTTCTCATTATCTTACCTCCTTATACTGTTCGTTCGATGACCTTCCGCCATCTGTCTCTCCACAACTTGACATCAAAACACTCAACGGCCATTTGTCGGTTGCGTCTCCCATACCGTTCCATCATCTCTGGGTTGCTTATCATTGTCTTTAAGGCCGGGGTCAACAGGTCGTGATTCAGATCGACCACTAGCCCATTCCACCGGTCTATTACCAGGTTTGGAAGTCCCCCAGCTGGCGTGGTAATGATCGGGAGCCCGGTTGCCATAGCCTCCAGGCAAGATAGGCTGGTGCCTTCCGCTGCTCGGGTAGGTATTACGGCAATGTCTGCTTCCTGATAGACTTCCGGCATTTGTTCCATTGGTCGCATGATTGTCCTGACATTGGGTTGGTTTTTTTCTTGGTGCTCTGCCAGCAATCCTTCGGCATCCTCAGAAAACGCCTGACCGCATAGCAGGAAGTCGCACTCCGGGAAATCAGCCGCGAGAAGCATGAATTCATTTATGCCCCTTAACGGAACCAATCTCCGGGGGAATAGCACCTTTGTTTTATGCTCGGGGTTCCATTTTCTAACATCAGGCCTAAACAATTCCGTATCAACGAAATTCGGGACATAATGTACTTTTCTCTCTGCCCCCGGCTCCATTGCGGCCACCACATTCCGGACGTTTGTGTCCACGGCTACGCAAGCATCTACCTCTTTAATACCGTGAAGTTGACGCCGGAAAAACTCGGTCCGGTTTTCTCCCCAAAGAATAGTCGCCAGGGATTCGGTATAATCCCAGAATATTCCGTGGTTGATGCTGATACACGGAGATTGCACCGCCGGCCAGGCCAGGAAAGATGCGAAGTATATCCGTAGGTCAGCCCCCCGGGCCATCTCGTAGAAGGCGTGGTTCAGGTTTGGAGCCACATGCAGTTCCCATGTATCTGGTACCGGCAGACATTCTATGGGCACCCCATTGTATTGTTTATGAATGATCTGGTCTCCATGCATGGCCTGATAAACGGTAACTTCGTGACCATCGGCCTGCAGAAATTTCACAAGGTCTATTAGATATCGCTCAGCTCCCCCGAAGATGATCCGGTCTTTCCCGTGTATCTCCTTAACCTGCTGGAAAAACACACTTGTCAATATAGCAATCTTCATATTTCTCCCCCTTTTCCCCTCTTTAAATTTTATGGCAGGGCTGGCCGCCAAGAGGGAAAAACGACCCAGGCAAAATGCCTGTGCCCTGCCAATTGTTATTTCTTTTGAACAACAACGATTCTTTCAGGAATATTAAACCACCATATACCCGGATCGTAGTACGGTTGAACTGGAAGCACCTGTCCCCCTGTCTTCATAAACAGGCTTTCCCACCAAGCCTGGGGTTTTACGGTGATATGCGTTCGATCCGTGTAATCAGGGATTTCAAGAGTTAATATATTAGTTACGACCAGCCCTCGGGAAACCCGGAGCAACTCCCTGCACACCGTGGCGGCTTCATCCTCCGGGATATGCTCCAGGATGTCCATTGCGGTTACAACGTCAAAAGCGGCATCTTTATAAGGCAATGCCTGCACCACCCCTTGTACTAACCGTTCCGACACATCCGCCGGGGCATTTTCGATAGCGTATGCAGAAGCATCCATCCCGCAAGCATCGACCCCCAAATCTACCAGGGCTTTTACCAAATACCCCTTGGCGCACCCAACATCGAGGAGCGTCCCTGGTTTGAAATGCTCGCATATATGCCTGGCCGTTGCCTTGAAGTAAGTACTTAGTCTATCCCAGGTATACCCGTGGTAACTGCTCCCTTGGCCCCCTGCCTCGTAATAGTCCCGGTCATATATGGCCGATAACTGATTTAAGTCAGCTATACAGATCCCCCCTTCCATAGCGGACTATAAACCGCTGGTGCAGGTGTTGCACCCCGTCCTCTGGTTCCGGCACCAGGCCTCCAAATTCGCGGTATATGCCCAGTATAGGTATGCCCGCCACGCTAACCGGCTGGGCAAGGAGATATTCAACCCTCTGCCTGATCCCCAGGATCGGGGCCACACTATTCCCGCTTACGAATGAATCCAGGGTATAGACCATCCGCTCGGTTGCATCGGTCTCTTCCGGAGTGGCAGAGTCAGGTCTTATCACCATGTAGGGCATCTTTGCCCCGCTCGGAGCAAAGCCCATAAAAATAGCGGGGCTGCTGCTCCCCGCTGGGTATTTGCTCAATCTCCCGGACAAATTACTATCCTGGGCCATTCTCGACCATAAGGCTTTTAATATGGCCTCTAACATCAGCCTCCCCCCAGTATACGCTTAAGTTTCAAGCGCTCTTTTTCGTATGTTGGCATCAGAAACGGCCTGGGAGCCATGTTGCGGGTGCCGAATTCCAGGTGGGGAGCATAATCGAGGCTAGTTCCCACCCGGCCTAATAACCGCAACCCGCCGCCAACTATAACATACTTAATACTATTTCTCAGCCGCCCGGTTCTGACTGCAGGCGGTTCCCCAGGTGCTGATGCCGTATAGTAAGCATGTTTGGTACCCACTACCCGGTAAACCCTTCCATGTCGCTGACCGGTCAGGGTCTTTTTGGTCTCATTAGTCAGGTGGACGCAGGCTTTTTCCAGGTTGCTCCGGGCCAATTGCACTATGAATTGCTCACAGGCTGCCCGGTTGCTTTTGTATTCAAATCCCATCACCGCACCTCCTCGCAGACCAGTTCCAGGTGATGCCCAGCCTCCGATGGATCAGTTATGCCGTTTATCTTAAGAACCCGGGTACCGTATATAAGCTGGTCTCCCTCGCATACATCTGCCCCGGATGGGGCTACAACCATATGGCTGGCAGCTACCCCTATCTGGTTGTACTGCGCCCGCGTGTGGGACGACGTGGGGGATATCCGGGCCACTGTTTGTCCGATTTCCGTACAGATGGTTTCAAAGCCCCCCATGCCGTCTGGAGTATTTACCTGGCGACGAATAGTCACGGTCTTATTCATCAGTTGCATCAGGCTCATTTGCACATCACCGGCCTTATGCCCCGGATAGATGTAAGCCTTCCCAGGATTCGCTTGCGCTCAGCATGAATATCCTTCGAGCTGTGTGAATATCCCCCGATTGATTCGCTCTGCTCAACTCCCATGTCGTTGATTGCCAGGCGGCAGAGGTCGATGCAGACCCCCTGGCAGACAGCCAATACCCCGGGTGAGTCAGCCATGGCATAAGTCACCCGGGTATGCGAAGGCCATTTGCCAGATCGGGGATCTGCCTCAAAGGTAGTCAACCAGCTTTCATAACCCCGTGTGCGGGTTATGATCCGGCCATCAAGCACATATGTTTCCGGATCAATGCTCGGGTATCCAGGCTGTGTCATATCCCGGATTACGATAGTGCTGCCGTCCGGTTTGAATGTCAGGAACAGGGTCGGGTCCGGAGTGTGAAAATCATCCACCATCGGGCTGCCTGGTTCCTTCCCCAAAGCCAGGGTAATGGCTGCCGATTGCTCCCGGATGATATCCGTCAGAGACCCATCGTCCAGGTTGCTGGCTACCCGGGCTTTTAATTTGCTCAGTGTAACATAGTCCATGGGGACACCCCCTATTCAGCAACCACCCTGGTGAAAAATACATAGACATTGGCCTTGCCGGTAGTGCCAATCGCCCCGTCGCGTCCCAGTTTAGCCTTGACAGTGGTATTTGCCGCGGTCTTGTATAACACCGGGCTTCCGTTTTCATTGAAGCCCAGAGCTCCGCCATTCACCGACGCAGACGGCACCAGGTTATCTGCAGATGCATTATATCCGACAGATAAGGCCGGAGAGCCGCAGTTAAAAGCCTGTGCGACCTCAACCACAGTTCTGGTGATTAAACATCCAGCAGGTAGTACAATCACATCAACTGTTCCTTCGCTGGCCAGGGCCACGGCCCCGACACTGATATTGTTAGACACACACTGTTCTACTCCCAGTGCTCCAATGTTCCAAGGTTGTAAGCTCATCGTCTATTTACCTCCTTTTTTTCTTGGTAGCGGGCGGGTCGGGTTCAGATGTTTCTTCCTCCGCGGCCTCCGCCATTTCCTCCCTCGGGGCTTGATCTCCTGTGAGTTCTGGAACCTCTTCAGGTCCCGGTCCCTCTACAGAGAAATACCCGGTCGCCAGCAGCTTCCGGGCAATCTCATCATCAACTTGCACCAGAGGGTTACCTGCGGTGGCCTTAATCCCCTGCCCATCATATGAACCGAGTTTTCTCAGCCTTAATACGACCATTCTAATCACCTACCGTTGTCGGGATGCCGTATGCCAAAACAACAGCATCAAGTTCTTGGATAATCGGGTCATCGTCAAAGTGAATGACATAGAACCGTTTATCCTGCATGATGGCCTCTTTACCCTCAGTGGTCTTGCGCACCCGGACGTCATAGGTCCATACGGCTACAAAATTCTGGGGGTTTGCCAGGATAATTATGTCTTCCGGCATGCTGGGCACATCAGCGAAACCATAACCCAGGGGACGGTTGACCTGGTCTCCGGCACCCAATAGGGCGGCATCGCCAGCACCGGTAGCCCGGTTGGTCAGGTATTCAGTCCAGTATTCCTTGCGGCCAGGCGCGCAGATCCATTTCAAATCCGCGCCTTTGTATTTATTTGGTAGCGCCCGGGTGATTTTAAACATGGTCGCCTTGTTGAATTTCCCGTCTCCAGAGCAATCCACTAGATGGGCTCCGGCGCCGGTCTTGATCTGTTTGATCCAGCCAGTGTTGATGTTCAGAAACGGATTGTCGCTGGTTTCGTCACCATTGAAGTGCAGATCCTCCAGGTCAATGCCGGTCTGTTTGGTCATCATCTCCATGACGATGTCCTCAAAGTGTTCGCCTTCGATGTTTTGCCGCAGGGTTTCCTCGGTCAATTCCCAAGGTAGCCTAACCGCCTGTGTCAGATACTGCAGCTTGCCAGTAGTAATACCAGCTCTGTAGTTGTCGTCCACATCCTCGGTCTTTTTCCGGAGAATGCGGCCTCCGATGGCGATCTTATCGAGTTCACCCTGTTTTACTACCCGCTGTTCCTTGCGGTGCAGCTTCGAAAACGGGGTAGACTCGAAGGTCATCATGAAAAACTTCTTCGCCTGCTCGGGGTTTAGTAAGCCCCCTCCGGCAAGCGAACCGGTGTCAATCTTGTTAATCAGTTCCTGGTTGGTCATTGCCATTTTTGTATCCTCTCCTCTCATAAAAATAGGCACAAAAAAAGAGCCTCTATGGGCTCGGGATATGGATTGTTGACAGGCTTAGAGAACGCCAGCCCAAATGCTCTGGTTTTCGTTCTTTTTTACATCGTCTTCCTGGCCCTCAGCGGATTTCTTAATACCGCGGACTTTTTCGACTACCTCAATGCGCTCTACCAAAGGGGTAACTGCAGATTCCACGGCTTCGGTAATCATCTTCTTGACCTCTTCGCTGCCTTCGGCTTTGGGCTCTTCCTTGCCCTCCAGGGCTTCCAACCTCTTGATCACGGGGTCCAGTGCCTCCGTTACCAAGCTTTCAATATCCTTCTTTTCTAGTTTTTCCAACTCTCCTTCTCCTCCTTTCTCTATGGGTTGTCCCCCTTCGGCCTCCTGTATAATGTCCCCCAGGGACTGGTGTGCTGATTTTAAGCGGGACAGCCGGTCGGTGCTTATCTTGGCCCCGGCTTTTCGGATTGCGGTAGCCTGGTCTACCATCCCTAACATCCAGGCAGTAAACTCTTCCATGCTAACCTCGAGTGCGGCTTTCTTATCGTCTTTGGTCAGGTCTTTATCGCTTAGAACAGCTGTAATCGTATCATGGAGTGAGTCCCCGGCTCGGTACAGGTTAGAGCGTATGTCTGATGCCGCCATATTGGCCGCAAAGGACGGGGCTACTGTGGCCGCCTTCATCAGTTCCATGAATTCATCCATCGAGCCGCCGATATCCTCCATGGTCTTTTCCAAGTTTTCTTCCTCGTCTATTGTTCCATGTATCGCTATTTTCAGGGCTTCTGTTGCCACCTTGCAGACGGTTTCCATCTCATTATTTTTGGGCACTTCTTTTTCACCCCCTTCCCGCTTGACGATTAGAAATTTCTTGCGGTTGGCAGCTTTGTCAACCCCGGAAACTTCTGTTATGTCCATATTGGACAGTTTCTTAGGCATATAGTCACCCCCCATTTGCTATATGTAAGGCCCTCTGGAATGCAGTCTCATTTCCCCGGGCCTCGACAACTTCGCTTAAGGCCTTCTGAAACCCGGTTGTAACCGGCGGCGCTTCTATGCCGTGTACCTCCTCCCGTTTTCCAGTACCACCCATGCTGTACCCGGTAATCTCCCCGGCCTCGACCTTCTGGAACATATCCTCTGACCAGACTACTCCCAGGAGCCAGGTGCCCTTCGCAACCTGTTCCCCCTCGATTTCCATGTCAGCTGGCGCACAGTAGCACTCGACTATTTCCCCCAGATCGTCTGACCAGTCCTTATGCATGTGTCCCAGGGCACCTTTCTTAATCTTTTTACCCTGCAACCTCCGCATGAACCCGTGGCAGGCTTTCTCAATCTCCGCGGCATCCGTAAAATCCCCCTGGGAATCAACCTCATCCGGACTATATACCACCCCGAGAGTATATCGTTGCTTGCTGTCGCTCTTTAGGAATCCGGGCACGTTATCACCTACCTCCACCAACAAAAAAGACCGTCCTTTTAAGAACGGCCTTTTGCCTGCTAATATCCCGTTAAAACACTATACCTGTGTAATTCTCAAGAGACGGGTCGGCTACTTCCTTCGCTCCTTCTATTATAGCGCTCGCCCGCGGCACTTCCTCTGGATCGCAATAATCCCAATAACCGTGCTTCAATATTGAACCCAAAGACATGGGCGGCGATATTACATGTTCCTTTATCCAGTAGATTCGCCCCAGCGTATCTCCTTGAGCATCGGGATTTGGCGTCTTTGTATCAATCAAGTATGAGGCATATCCGGCGGATGCTACTATTTCCCATTTACTTGTATCTTCTTTGCTTTTGCTCATCCCTGCATCCCCCTTTCTTTTTTTAATCATATCACTTTACAGGCGTAATGTCAAACCACATTTGGCCAATGCTATTTTTAATCGTCCCGGGTCCCCTCACTCCATGGAATACCTGCCTGATCTAGCATTTTAGTTAATTCGCTATTTCTCGTTCTTGAGCCAAGTAAGGAAACATGAGCGATATCGTCCCGCGTAATACCGCCATGATACTGAGCTTCTACATATGCTCCTGACCGCAGGTCACCTATCTTTTTGGCTTTTAAGGGGTCGCGGTCCGAATGTGGAGATAGCGCCAAGTAGCTGCTCTTATCAATAGATGTTGCCTTAAATGGCACATAACCTCTACCAAGACTATCACCAAATGTTATTGTCGCTTGTTCCTTAACAGATGGTTTCAGTGTTACGCACACTTGAGGGCCGCCGTGTTCGGTACCATACCATACGTGGCTTCCTGAATCCCCCGTTCCTGTCAGATACCCATAAACAGGATGTTCTTTCCAACTGGCATTCCTGTCTATACTAAACATAGTCTGCTCGGCATATGCCCTAGCACCTTCCGGGCCAGGGGATAATGCTCCTCCAGATTTTTTCGTTGCATGCTGATTCTTAAAATATCCATCGCTCGTGGGATTTACAATCTTATCTCCCAGGATATTGCCATCAATTCTAATCTTAAACTCTGCATCCTTAACTAGTTCTTTAATTTTAGCTGCCGATGCCTCTAAATATTGATCTGCTGACATCCCGTGCTCTCTTGCATGTCTTTCGATTTTTCGTTCCGCCTCTCCTTTTTGGCGTTCCAGCCAACTCGCCTCGGGCTTAATAGCTGCCATTGTGGCCTTTATATCCAGTTTAGGGACCATCTTGGCTTTATCAGCCAGGCTGTATTTTTCCTGCAAAAATCTATCCGCAGCCGCAGGGGACAATTTTTCCGGAGATAGTTCGCCTCCCGCATGCTTGCGCAGCAAAGCATATTTATCAACCGGGCTCATTTTGTCAAGCTCGGCCATGCTTTTTGGTTCTTTTGTTCCATCGGGCAGGATTCCCTTGCCAGTCTTTTCGTGCAAGTGATAGGCCAGGGCTGCCTTGCTCATCTTTTCTGGGGTCGCTATTCCTGCTTTTGCTGCCATTTCTTCCAGGTGTCTGCGCTTCATGCTGTGGGTCTTTTTGACCGTACTGCCGATGCTATCCTTAACCTCAGCCATAGCTTTTGCCTGTGCGGTCTCCCTGGCTTTTTTGGCAGAGTGAGACGGGGACTCCCATCCGGCCAAGCTGCCTTTATGCTCGCGCATATATGCTATTTGAGATTTTAGATCCTCCTGAGATATCTTGTGCCCGTGATGCTGCATAGCCAGAGCTGTGCCAAATCTTTCCCCAGCCCTCGTATGAACAGAGTGTGCTCCTCCTGCACTCGAAAACCGGCCACGCTGATCATGATACGGATTAAACTTCATGATTTGGGCCATGTCCAGGTACTTTGAGATGTCAGTCTCTGTGGCTTTCTGTAACTCAGCATATTTTTTAATCCAGCCAACATCGCGGTCTTTGTAGGGAATATGTTCCTTGGGACTGCGGTTCCCTGGCATGTGCTTCAATATGATGTTTTTGTTTTTATCTATTTGTTTTAAGGCCTCATTAAAGCGCATTTGTGCTTATTCCTCCTCGTAGTTGCATAAGAGCGTACATCTGCAATTTATGTTATAATAGAACAAATGTTTTATTGAGGTGATTTAATCGGTTAGGTGGCTCCCGCAGGACCCAGATTATTTTGTTAGCGAATATAATAAAGGGCGACCATTTCAGTCTCTTGCAGACGAATATGGTGTTTCCGTTGGTACAATTCAAATCAGATCATTTGGGGCGCTGGTTCCGTTGTTGCTGGGGGAACTGAACGTGACGCCAAAATCCTTATAAGACCGAAAAAATGAGACAACAACGACAATTAGGATGGAGGCTTGGCCCCAGGATATCCCCAGGGAACACCTCATCAATCCCTATGGTCATGCCGTGTAGGGCAAAGCAGCTCGGGCACACCCTCTCGTCCAGAGCACAGTACCAGGTCTTGGTTGCTACCCCCGCCCTTTTGGCCGCTGATAAGCTGCCCATATTAGCCGCGTTGGTGGTCTCCGTCCTGGCAATCATGAAGCTCCGGTACCGGCTAGCCTGATCCATAACCTCACGAATCCTCCGGGCGATGTCCTCTACCCCTTCCGTTTCCCAGGCCTCATCCAACTGCCTGCGCAAGGCTTGGGTGGTGGTTTCATTTATTCCCTTGGCCAGTTCAAAGGCGTGTTCTTCGATCCAGGCTCGGAACGCTTCGTCTATAGGGTCTATCTCCGGGTCCCAACCTTCCAGGTACATTTCCGCAAACATAATAAAGGTTTCTTCCAGTATAGGAAGGACCTTGTCAATGAATTGTTGTTGCTCGGCCAGGGGGTCTATTATGCCATCGAACCAGGCCTTTTTAATCGGTTGCACCATTTCGTGGATATGCACGATTTGCTCTTGCGGCGGAAGCGCCCCGATTATTCGCTCCGCCTGGGCTCGAAAAAATCCGCCACCGCTTTCTGGAGTTTTACTTCCTGCTGGTGGTGGACGCCAACCCAATCGGTCCAGAATTCGTCATCCTCTGTTTCAGTCTTTGCAGCCTTGTTAAACTGCTCTGTAGGGCTTTGCTTCTGGCCGCCCCCCTTCGGACCTTGTGGCGCAACAGGCGGCCCCTGTGGCGATCCTCCCGGTTTTTGTGAAGGCTGCAGTGGTTCCGCTCCGACCTCTTCCCCACTCGGGTGGAAGAATTTGTTTCCCTCGGCCTCTAATTCTTTCGGATAAGGGGCCATGCCTATAATGCTCCGTCCCTCGTTGAGGTTCATTAGTCGATTAGTAGTAGCCTTGATGGCATAATCCAGATCGGTCATCTCATCTTCGGTATCAATATCATTCAGCTTCCACTTCCACCCTTGTAACTCCCAGAAAGAAAAGAAATGGGCATTTAGCCGGTGTTCCAATATCTCTTGCCCCGGTTCTACAACTGACCGCTTATATATCTCGGTCATTTCTTGGGCTGTCGTTCCGCTTAAGGAGCCGGTAACCGGCCAACCTATCCTATATGGCGGCACCCGGTGAGCTATGCATATCTCCAGAGCATTATCCTGTCGGTAGCCCCGGAAGCTGGCATCCTTCATATCCGAGGTCAGTTTCTCCAGCCTCGCCTTAACTCCGTCCGCCTCAGAAGGTATGGGCAATATAGCCAGCTTGTTGTGCTGCCCCTTGCTGCCGGAGAAAAAGGCCATCAGATCCCTTGCCACATCAGGGGCTACATCCGCCCCCTCAACTATAAGCATGCTGTCCGGGATTGTCCGGTCCGTGAAAAACCCAATATTAAAATCCCTGGCCGCCTGGCTGCCAACGATGGCCCCCAGGGCAGCTATATACTCGGGGATTCCATAGAAAGCGGAGCGCCCGCCCGGTTTTTTGATTACCAGGAGGCTGCCAGCCTTCTTCTCCTCCGGGAGTCCCTCCCCGGGTTCCCCGGTGTCCATATCGTATTCCTGCTCATCCAGTATGTGCTTGAACCAGCGGAGCTTGCCGCTGACATATTGCGCAAATCTCTTTCCGTCCTTATGGGCTCGAAGTGTGTGCGCCGGTACATGGTACAATTCAACCGGTAATCCGCGCCCATCGAACACCACTTCCATGGCGCACCACTTAAGTATCTCGTAATCCTCCCACATGGCCCGCAGGATTTCCTGGAAAGACATTGACGCATTGCAGGTTTCCAGCATGGCCTCTATCTCGTCCTTGATTTTTGGATCAGGCTCTTCGTCGCCGTCTTTTGTCACCCATTGCCAGCCCAGGCCCGCAATATCATCGGCCTTGGCGTCGATGCAGGCAGAGTGAATGGGGTTGCTCTCCTTCAGCTCCATGAGACGGTCAAAGGGATATATGGGTTTGACCAGGCCATATTCACCATACATACGACCAAACGGATCGGCGGGCATCTGTTTGGAGCCGCCCATGGCCTTCCTGGTGCCGGCCTGCATTGTTATTGCTTTGGTTAGTGTTTTAGTTTGGCTCATATAAACATCGCCCCCTGTAAAACTGGCTGCTCGAATCTAAGACATACTGTTTCTAGCCAGCGAATCCGTGCTAATCGTTCTTGCTGGTTATCGCCATCAGAAAGCCTGGCCTGTTTGTCTCTATACCGATACAGCCACCATGTGCTATCTGCAGTGATAAACGGGAAACTAGCGAGCATTTCCCGTTCAGTTAACCCAAGGGCATGGAATCTCCCCTCGGGAAATGCGCTGAAAATAGCCGAAAACCAGGTGTATTTTAAACTTCGCCTTAAGCCCACTGTTCCGCCCAGTCCCACAAGTGGATACTTCAGAACCATCTTGGCCAATATTCCAAAGCCCTCTCCATAGTGAAAAACCGGAATAGGACTGAGCCCCTTTTTCTCTAACCAGGCTTGATTATTTGCCGTGGCAACAGGTTCGCCAACCACGTCAAGATTAAAGTATATATTCGGCTTTGCCTCCTGTAGCCATTGGGCGTATTCGTTTATATCAATCTCTAGACCAGCCTTCCATGCGGAAAATGCCCCGGAGTCGGCCATTACCGTAAAGCCATGTTCTCTAAGTAACTTCCAGCATTGTTCGCTTGGAGGAGAGGCAAAGCTTACCAATGCCCTCCGCACGCCGCTTTTTATTAATGTGCGGATGGCATTGGGCCTGTCACAACCTCCGTAATATATCCTCATCCAGTAATCACCTTCCCTAATACCTTTTTGGCTGGTGTTGGTGCAAAAGCGAGGGCTACCGCATCCGCCCGGTCTGGGCTCGGTAGCCCTCGCTTTTTCATGTCATTCTTTGGTTCTATCCTGATCTGCCCCCGGCTGGTGTAGGTGTACCTCCGGGACGATAGCTGCGCCATCAATTCTTCATCCGGTGGCAACCCGATTGGATCAGGTGCATTAGCAGGGTCCAGTCTTTCCCGCAAGGCCCACCAGTACTCAGTGGTCAGGTCGTAAAATTTCTCTTTATTTTTGGGTGCCCGGGACACTTCAATTCCAACTGCATTTACCTTAAGCTCTTTTAACCGGTCAACTACCCCGGCCCCGTAACCAATAGCGTCTATCTTCGCCACACTGGCCCCGGTGTCGGCCAACATAGCCTTAAACCGCCCGGTGGTATACATCAGGTCCTGTTTGCGCCAGGCTTCCAGCACTACGCACTTGGCCCCCGCCCGGACGGCTGCCACGCTTTCATCAGAACCGTAACGAGCAATGTCTCCGCCTATTTCCCGAGGGGTACCTTCCGGCATATCATGCCAGCGTTCCATGGCTGCCTCTACCCAGGATAGCGGAATAAGGGTATTGTCCCCGGTCTCTGGGAAGTTACCCAGGACGCGGGCAATATACATCGGGGAATCCGGTCCCCACTTCCGGTACCGCTCGGCTACCCAGGCCGGCGTTATCAGTTCTGGGTAAGGGAGTTCCTCTGTAATCTTCTCCTGCCAGATTCCATCTGCTATATCCTGTTCGGTTATGCCGAATGTCGTAAAGTTAGGTGTGTCGAAAGCAGATACATGGATCTTCTTGACGTCCGGATCCTTAAACATGCTGGCAAAAAACGAGTTGGGGTCCGTAGGGTTTCCTATGGCTAAAATGTGTGCACTTGCTGATGTAGCCAGGCTCTCTATGGCCTCCCATATATTTGCAGCCATGCCGGCGGCTTCATCAACAATGATTAATAGGTGTTTGGCATGAATCCCCTGGAAATTGTCTGGGATATCAGTGGCAAACCCAAAGGCAAACCAACCATCTCCCATGCGGTGGAAGGTCTGAAATACTTCCCCACCTATAGGCATCTTGGCAGTACTGGCCGCTTTCCGCCATTCCTGCCAGAGTATCATTTTAACCTGGCGACCGGTGGGGGCCGTTGTTACCACGACCGAATCTTCGTGTGTTGCAAGGAAGGCCAACCCAATCCGGGCAGCTGAATATGATTTTCCTATGCCGTGGCAGGACCGGACTGCAGTCTTATTGTTATTCCATGCTGAATTAAGGATCTCCACCTGTCTGGCCCAGGGTCTAACCCCGAGGACTTCCCGCCAGAACCATTCCGGCTTGCGCTGCGCCAGGTTTACCGTTTGTTTATGGCTGGGCATCGGCATCATCTTCCTCTGCCGCTTTTTTCATGATGTCAAGCCAGGTGTTTACCGCGAGGTCTACCTTCTCGGGGGCCTTTGTAACTACCCCCAGAGATTGCATCATTTTCAGGTGGCGTTCCTCATCGAAGGCTATGTCGTTAAGTATTATGGCCTTCTGCTTGCCCGGGGCATTGCTGTATTCCTGCCAGCGGAGGCGCTGTCTCTCCTCGTATTTCTCCTGCAGCTCAAAAGCTGTGTTCTCTATGCTCCGGGATATCAGGTCTCCTCCAATGGCATGACCGTATTCGCGCAGGTAATGGATATCCCGGTCAACTGTACTTCTGGTTACCCCCAGGGCTTTAGCAATATCCTTCTGCGTCCACTGCCGGACAAAATATAAGCGGAGTACCTTCTCCCGGCGCTCCGCTACCTTTTGACTTCCCCTAATTTGTATCATTACCCTCACCTACTAACACGGCCTTCTTACAGGTAAACTTCTCCCAGCGTTTGATTATTACGTCACAATATACTGGATCAATCTCCATCATGTAGCAGATACGGTTTAACTGCTCACAGGCTATTAGTGTGGAACCGGAGCCGGCAAAACAATCGAGAACCAATCCCACGCTGTGATTCTTTATCGCCCTATTCGCCAGGGCAATGGGTTTTTGGGTGGGATGCCGCCGCCTTTTCTCACCTGATTTTCCTTGCTGCCTTGGAACGTCCCAGATAGTTGGCTCGTTGGCTGGTCCTGCCCATTTCCTGTTCTTGTCCTTCCATCCGTACATGCACGATTCATGCTGCGGTTTGTAATCCCATCTGTTAATAACTAAACTCAATTTGTTCCAGACAATGTCAACTTGGAAATGCCATTTGCTATAAGGCCAGGCTTCCCAAAAGTATTTACAATCTTCGCCGGAGAGATGCCAAATATATATTGCGCACCCGGTTGCCAGGAATTTATCGATGTTTGCGTAAACCGTACATAGCCATTCCCCAAAATTATTCAGGTTGTCGTTCTCAATACCGCCGCTCCATATCTTTTCTTGCTTTTTGAGTATTTTACCGCTCTGAATATAATTACCCTCATAGTAGACATTGTAAGGCGGGTCGGTAAAGAGCATATCCGCTTTCTTGCCATCCATGAGCCTTTCCATATCGAACTGCAGGGCAGCATCCCCGCACACCAACCTGTGCCGCCCTAGTTGCCATATATCGCCGGGCTTTGTGGTGGGTTCGGTGATTTTCTTGGCCTCAGCCTCAGCATCGAAGTCGTCTTCTTGAGCATCTACCCTAAACTGGGTCATCAGCTTTTCCACCTCGTCCGCATCAAACCCGGTCAAGTCCATATCTATTGCCCCAGTGTCAATCTCCTCCAGGATGTCTTTAAGCGCCGGCAGGTCCCACTCCGACAGTTCCGCAATCCGGTTGTCGGCTATAAGATCAGCCCACTCCTCGGCCTCGTTGGCATAGTCCTGGTAGTCAACCGGTACCTGAGACAGCCCCAGCTTCCGGGCCGCCATCAGCCGGCCATGACCGCGGACGATATAGCCCGACCTGGTGGAGACCGTGACCGGTGCCCGCCATCCCTGGGCCTTGATAATCTTGGCCAGCAGTTCTATCTGTCGGTCGTTGTGAGTGTTCGGGTTACGCGGGTTCGGGGTCACTTTTTCTATGTCCTCAACCTTGTCAATCGCGCAGTATACAGGAATCCCCTCTATTTCCTGCATGGTTTTCTCCCCCTTTGTCTTGGTCGTCCAGTTCTATACAGAATTCATACCAGGTAAGGCCTGGAAATGGCTGTATATTGCACTCGCGAATATATAAGCGTCCGTGGCCGTACTTGTCCCTAATGGCCAGGCGAGCATTATCCAGGTTTATAGCTGCTATCCGGGCCTGCCTTATCAGCATTGATTTTTCCCCCAAAATAAAAAAGCCCCCGAAGGGGCAGTCATTAATTAAATTAATATAGCTTTAGGCTTCTTTCATCGTAATCCAGCTCTATTCTGCTGATATCCCTGCTATTAATTAGGGCATGGTAGTTTTTATCCTCTCTATGGTTAACTTCCTCAGCACCATCATAGCTATACTGGACATACTTGGATAAAACCAAATAGCTATTTTCGGAATCATCTCTTTCTTCCCATTTTAAAAACTGACCTACATATATAACCTTGTCGTTAGGCACGTAAACAGTAGCCCATATGCCATATTTTTTATCCGCAATGTCACTAAAGAAATATGTTCCGGTTTGACTAATTCCGATATAATTTAACGCATTCCACAGCCAATCCTTTCGTAATAACAACCCAACAATATATCCCGTGATCAACGAAGCAATAATTATGGCAATTTTTAAGCTAATGCATTCAGTTGTTTTTTGGCCAGTAACCATATCGCAAATTGCTATAAATAAATAGCTGATAACTATACTTTTAAATACTAGGTGGTTGTCACTCTGTTCCTTCCACGACGTTACATGCCAGATCATCCAGATAAACAAATATCCCGGAGCTACGTATATTACCAGCGTTGGTATTTCTTTAATTAATTGTGCTACGTTATCCACACTCTACGCCTCATTTCTTGGGGGGAGGAGGTGGATTGTGTTTAGGAGGCGGCATATGTCCCGTATTTCTTTCAATCGCTGGTCTTGACGGCGATGGCTTCGGTGTTGGCGTTGGCCTTGGTGGCGGTGTTGGTGGTCTTTCACCCATATTGATATCCCCCTTCTGTTTTTCTTAATTTTACCACAAAGAAGGAGTTCCAAGGCACTTGAAGCCCCCGGTTTCCCAGAGCTGCTTTCTAAATGCTACGGGGTCCGCAGTCTGCAGCCCGCGAACCCCTCTCCTAAGGTTTTCAATTTTTGCGCACTTTCCCTGCCTCGCATTTTAAGGGGTTTGCTTCACCGCCGCAATACCCCCTTGCTTCAAATCTGCTTGTGCCGTGCGCCTTAAATGTATCACATGCTTGGTTTGCGTAATATGTTTCTGTCTGGCTATATTTGCCAGCTTGGGTGTGCCAATGTTACCTCATTTTTGCACCTGGTCGCTTTCCCCAAACACTCCGAGGAGCACCATGTCATTCCTAAACGTTTAGGTCCAACCACATAGGGCTGGCCCAGGATTTCCTTACCGCAATACCGGCACATCATCTATTCAGCCCCTCTCATTCCACTCGTCTATCTTCTTCCAAAACTGCTCGCTCATGTCATCCGGTACCAGGGCCAACTCCCGCGCGACCATGGCCTTAATTTCCGATACGCGCCTGTCAATGGTACTTCGCGACACATTCATCTTTCGCTGGATATCCTTGTTTGTTAGCCCTTCCCGGTATTTCAGACGATGGATTCTGCGCTGCTCCGGGTGCATGGTTGCAATTGCCCGACCAACAGCATCCAGGACGGAGGACACAGCGGCCCGTTCGATTGCAACTTTCACCACCTTGCAGCTCCCCCCAGCAATACTAAGGGTAAGGGGGATATCCACATATTTGGCTGTTATTGATGGCTCCATCCGCTGGTACATATCTGCTATAAGGGGATAGTTATACAGCAGCCACCCCACCATGTCCATTGACCATTCGAATGTTCTGTCCTCAATTCTCACAGCTACCCCTCCCGGCACAAATGATATCCCCCTTCGAGTTTTTGTTTATTGCCCAATTAGCCTTACTAAGTCGCTTATTATGCACCATTCAAGACTTACTTATTTTTCCTGCCGCTGGGGGTTCCCGGTGAAACAATTTTCGCCGTACACAATCATATATGTCGTCATAGTGCCCCATGCATTTTCCGAATACCGGTTTTTCCCCCGTAAATTTCGGGCATTTGGGGCAAGCGTTTTTTCTGTATCTTTCAGTATCTATCCGCATTTTGTGACCCCCTTTACGTAATCTTTGGAACGTGCAGCTAGCCTCAGTGCCCGTTGCGTTTTAGGATTTCGACTATTTCGGGGGCATAGGGTTCATCGGTATTAATAACTAGGTATGTGTTGTCGGGTTTTCCTCCCATTCTCCTGCCGTCTAATACCGCCTCGATGCATTCGTTTAAATCGTCTTTACCCCTACCGTTCAGATATCTATTAATGTCATCCCATTTTAAAACGACATGGGTATCAAGTTTTCCACCTTCTAAAAAATCACTCACCATAAAACCTCCTTGTATCGCTTAATTAACACACTACACACTTACCGCTGCCAGATAATCCGGCAGCCCTCCCCTTGCCGATATCAGTTGCGCCTCTGTAAGCAGTAGGGATTTTCCTTCCCGCCCCCAATCCTGGATCGGTATCACAAAAAACTGCTTCATGTCCCAGCCAACCAAAACGAAGGCCAGGCCACCGCATCTTTCCCACTTCAGCAGGAATTCCCACTGGTGCGGTTCCAGGCGGCTCCATTGTATGCGTTTATCCATGGTGTGCTTAGCATCGAAAGCAATCGGCCTCCCCTGGTAGTTTCCCAGGAAGTCCACCGCGGCCTTCCGCTCGACCTTGGCAGAATATATTTTTCCGGTGCGATCCCGCAGGGGTAACCACTCGGTCGGAACCTTATGTATTACCGCGATTCCGTCCCTCTCGTATAGCTGGTTCCGAATTATAATCAGTTCCTCCAGAGCCTTACCCCGGTTAGCCTGGCTTCTCATAACTTTTTTACCTCCAGAATTTCTATCGCTACTCCGCGGCGCATCCGCTTTATTTTGGCCTTGGCCTCTTCGGTATTTTCACCGATTACATATGCCTTTTTGGTCGTTACATTGCCGTTTCTGGCGGTTGTTTTATATTTGACCTCGTATAGTTCCGCTGTCTCGTTCATTCCGGTTAACCTCCCCTCTATAATAGCCGCCCCACGGTGCTTTCTCCGTCTATAAGGGACGCCTTTAATATGGTGTCGCAATAGTTCCGGGTCTTAATTAAAATAAACCTCTCGTTGTTTTCTATTACCCGGCCCCGGGCAGTACGTTTTCTGCCTGTTTCTAAATTGACCGTGTCAGGACACGGTAGTTCATTTACTGTTTGCTTAAGGTCTGCCATCTTCAACCCTCCAATCTGATTACAACTCGCCGGTATCTGCAGCTATCCCCCAGCCGTACCCTTCGACATAAAGACGGGTTCCCATCGGAATCACCTCTGGGTCAACCGCTATGGTGCCAACCTTGGGCCAGGTACCGGTGGCAGTTTTGTTTCCAGTCCAGGTATAGGCGGTTGCCTCGACCACCACTGTTTTTATGCTGGTACCCCGGCTGGGTTTCTTCGGTAGCGGCTTCCTGGCCTGGCCTGCCTCAAGTGGCAGGACCATAACCAGGACCACGGCCAGCAGGGTGATTATTATTACCCTGCGCATTTTATCATTTCAGCTGCACATTCTTGGTAGATATGTTTGCCCTTGCAAATGGTTACGTCGTTCAGTTGGCCGCAAAATATACAGCCGGGTTCGTATTTTCTTAAGATGATGTTGCCATCAGTAACAAAGATTTCCATTGGGTCCTTTTCTTTTATGCTCATTACGTCTCTAATTTCCTTGGGGATTGTAACCCTCCCGAGTTCATCGACCTTCCTAACCATTCCTGTTGCCTTCTTCATGCCAATTCCTCCTCTCTTTTTGGTTCATACCAGGCAGCCAATATAGTGCGTCCCGGCCGTATTCTTCTGCTAGGTACCCAATCCCGGCGCTGGCCTATACCAGGGCGATACTTTCTTATCCCTCTCCATCTGCGCTTTTTGCGGCCCATGACAATCCCTCCCGCCAAACAATTTAGATCCAGGTTTCAACTAATACCGGATCATCTCGTACATCGCGGTCAAACCTCACCATGCCAGATGGTACTGCAGCCCTTATCTCCTCCAAAGTGTCTTTGAGCACGATATAGGGTAATGGCCGTAACCCACCAGACCCGGTGGTCCATAATCTTGCTACAATGTTATTGGGGTAGTCCATTGGTTTGTTATAAATAGCGATTAACGGATTCACAGTAATGCGCTGTACCTGGGTGGTTGGTAATGTGCATCGCTATTGCAGCCGGATCATGGTTAATTGCAACATCAACATCAAATCCTGTAGCCATACGAATCCCGGTGCTGGCTCCGCCGCCGCCGGCAAAGTTGTCTACTATGATTTCTCTTGTTTTGCTCACGCCATCACCCCCGGATATTCCCTTATCGCTTCCGGCCATTGACAGTTATCTTTCACGAATACGGGTACTTTTGCGCCCCTGGCCTGCCAAATGATGCTCTCTATCCAATCCCGTTCGGGTTTTTTTGCACCAGGTCCGGTCTGTGCGCCGATAACTATCCAACTAATTTTTGATTCAATGACCTGCATCTGGTCGCACTTATAGCACTGGTACGGGTACGGATTACTGGTCCACCTGGGGCCATCGCCGCAGGCAGGGCAGTTTATAATTGCCAGCCTACCGAAGGCAATGCCGCTTAAAAGGGGCTCAAGTGATAGCCAGAGCGTCTTACAGTTTACCTTCAAAAGTTCCCTTGTCCGCTCAGTCATTTTGTCCTGGCTCTCAACACTTGTCCCGCACCAGCAAGTGTCCGGGAAGTCAAACCCCTGCATACCGCGCGGATTTTTGGTTAGGAATATGAAGGTATGCTGGGGGCATTGTTCTATAGTCTCAAAAATACAGTCCATAACGTAATCACGGGTAACATGGCCTCCCATTTCGATTTTCCAACACCAATCCCCAAACAGATCCGCCATACTACCAACGAATATCCTGCTAGGCTTCTTAACCTTTAAAGGTTCCTGTAACCGTTCAGGGTGGAATGTCGGGGTGAAACTACCGTCGCCAAATCGTTTATCAATTCTGCGAGCATAGCAAAACTCGCAGCCATGCAGACAGCCAGTAACCGGATTCCACGTATAATCCGCATACTCTATCTTGGTTCGGTTCATAGCTTCACCCCTTCCGGCACTTCCCATCGCCATAGCCCTTGTTTGCCCTTTGCCGGTATTGGCTTCGGCAGCATATTAATATTAGCCAACTCCCATGCATAGCGCCCCGGAGTCCAATCCCCAAATAATATTTCATCGCCCTCGATAATGTTTACCCTGCCACCATATTTGCCGCCTTCTATGCGTGCGGCCTTGTCGCTACCAACGGTATGTCCGTTGTCGGTTATCTTCCAGCACTCCGTTAGTTCTGCCACTGCGATGATGCTTCCAAGAGGGATATTGTCCCAGTTACGACTCCAGTGCCCGAATGCCTCTGTAATGGCGTTTATTATCGCATCTAAAACTTTCCACGGGAGTTCTTTCTGCCTTGGCGGCTTTTTCGCAGCCGCGTGAATCGCAATTGGCCCCCTATACTTTGTTTCCCATCCCCTGGTTTCGTATCTCTTAGCACCGCAGGCCAGAAGAGAGGCCCAGGGTTGCCATATAGTTATTGCCGGTATTTCCATCCCTACCACCCCGCTCTAATTGCCGTTATAACAGCGCCAATGAACCAAATAAACAGTATCGCGGCTACTACCCCGGTTATCCTCCCGACCCAGTCCATGATTTTTACTTCCAGTTTGTACATCTCTATTTCTTCCCGGGTCTCAGTCCGTGGTACTACCTGTAGCCGTTGCCGCTGCTTTCGCTTCTCTGTCCACCGGCGCAGGTATTCGGCCTGTTCTGCATCATCATTGTAGCGGGGTCTTGCAACCGGACAGATAGGCTCCACCCGGTGGTAGCGGTTCCGGTAGTGCTGGGTAATGCGGTTAGTCTGCATTGGAAGTACCCCCTTCCAGCAGGTCGGGGTTATCGTGAAGGTTTCCGATAACTTCAATGGCAGTGTTGCTAAATCCGCTCCACTCCGAACCAAGGCTATCAATAACAACAAAGCGTCCCAGTCGCTCATTAGTGGTAACAAATTCAACCGTCATAAGCTCATGTGAATAGCCCTTGGTCGTTACACCATCAATAATAATCGTGCCTTCAATCCAGGTGTTTACGATATCCCCCTCGTAAATTTCCACCCCGTTCTTGTCTTTAAGCCCGGTGTACTGCCCAACGGTGGCGGGGTCAACCTCATGGCTTTCTACGTCGTAGATTTTTTGCGGCTTCACATTTATTACAGTGGCAAGATAAGTTTTTTCTCCGCAAATGGTATGGACTGAAACAAATCCCTCAACCCATTCCTTATCATTAATTCGCTTGCCACGAAACTTAATCTCTTTCACTATTCCCCCTCCTTCGGCCTTACCGCCCTGTAAGCGGCCACAATCTCCTTCATCCGCTCGCTCTTATTCCCGGCCATTCTGGCCAGGTTCTGTTCTTGCCAGAGAATGTCTGTCTCTACCAAGTCTATCAGGCGGTCCTTTGCCTGCTCCCTCTGTTTCAGGGTTTCCAGTTCCTCTCCCATGGCGTCTACCAGCCGGGATAGGCGCTGGGCTTCTCTTTCTAGTTCAGCTACCTGATCGCTTAGGGTCATAGTCGGCCTCCTTTAGTTCAGGGCAGCTCCATAGCGTTCCATTGCACAAATTATGTAGCGCATATGCTTGTTTTCTAAGCTGCGCCTTTGTATGTCGGGAAGGGTCTCGCCCCCCCCATTTGCGGAGCTCTTCGAGTGCGTATTCATTATTCCATGTATAATGACTTCTTCCGTAATATGCGCTTGTTGCTATGCTTTGCCGTTCCCATTCTTCGGCTACCGCGAATAGATTGGGGTAGTGTCTTAAAAGTCCTTGCCAATCGCCTTTGCGCTGTAATGGACAACAAAAACATGAAACGCTGCTGCGCCATGCATATACGGGGTTCAGTAAGTCATATTTGAGGCATATATCAATAACTTCCTTCTTCCCAAAACCAGCCTCATAAAGCGGATATCGTGAACATAAATTCTTGCACCCTGGCCGATATATATTGTTGCTCCTAACCCGCTTCGGTTCATCTGCTCTAATGCCCTGGTTTACCTCAATTGGTATTTCTAACTTTGCCAAATAATGATCCATTGGCTCTTGTTTTAAAATTCGAGTACACCACTTCAGCCTTGCCCCAGGTAGAAAATATCCCTGATACTGAAGCCACTGAAAAAACGTCCCATTACTCACAACATGAAGTGGTTTCTGCACTAGCTGTGCCAGCCTCGGTACTATCCAATAATTCTCCGGTAATTCTGCCCCCGTATCAGCCCAGATAAGCTCAAAATTCTCTCCCCGTTCCCATAGCAGAAGTGCTGTCGCCGTGCTATCTTTGCCTCCTGAAACTGATACAAACTTTTTCATGCTCTCTTCCTCCGATGATCCGGCCCCAGGACTGGCACCGCTTCGGTCATTTCGTAAATGCGTGATACTATGCGGCCATAACCGGTGTCCATGAGCTCTTTTTCGGTGCAGTTGGACGTGAATATGGTGGCCCGCTGCATTCTGTACCGGGCATCTACCACGGCATACAGCCTATCTCCGGTCCACTCCGAGGCCTTCTCCGCGCCTATGTCGTCCAGGACCACCAGGTCATCGGTCTTGGCCCTATGGAACAACATATCCCCCTGCTGTTTCTTAGCATCGCTCCCGGGTCTCCATGCGTCCAGGAGTTCAACTACAGAGAAAAAGGAGCAGTATAGGCCTCGGTATTCGGGTCTTTCGGGATCATATATGCCCTTGTTGTTGTCCCGTACCCCAAATAGGTCAATATTGGTTTCGAGTAACTGCCGGACAAGAGCCACGCTAAGATGGGATTTCCCGGTCCCATATGTACCGACCAAATATAAACCTTGGCCGGTTTGCATTTTTTCTATGTCGTATGCCTGGCAGGTTTCCAGAGCCGCCTGCTGTTGCTTTGTTTTAGGCACAAAGTTATCAAATGATGCCCCTTGCAGCCTCCGTGGAGAGTTAAAATACTCCCAACACGCCTTAAGTCTTTTGAAATCCCCAGTCAATGTTTTCACCTTCCTCCCCAGTTTTATTGGTTTGTGCTCCACCAGGTCCGTCCCTTGACCTCGAAACATAATCCTCCCACTTACAACCGCCATTGAGGAAATCTGGAAGCGCATTTTTTTGCTTAAGAAATTTAAGCAGCGACCATTTATAGCTAAAAAAGTAATTAGCATCTTTGTAGATTTGCGCGTATCGTTCAATGGACAGCAGTATCTTCTCGATGCCATGCGTTTGTACTGCAGCCTCAATAGCCTTGGCTATATCAGGAGTGAGTTCTTGATGCGCAATAATGCCCTGGCTATTCCAGGCGGTAAAAACTTTGTGGGCAGAAAGACTATATATGTTTTCAGAAGGAATAGAAGATCCTGAAGGAATAGAAGGAATAGCATTGCCGGACTGTTGCAGGGCATTGTCTTGTATGTTGCTGGGCATATCCTGGGTATTGCCTGGGCATGGACGCGCCGGGATTATACTCGCTACTTCGCGGGGATGCGGGTTTTGGTGCTTTTTAAAGTTTATTATTTGGATGTAATTTTGCTCAGCTATAGTATATCGAACAATAAATCCGGCACCCTCTAATGCAGCGAGTAGCGAATCAACATCGCAGTCATCATAGGGTAATATTTCGGCCTTAATCCTTTTGGGTCGATCATCCAATCTACCTTCTCTGTCTGCCAGCGTCCATAGGCCGGCAAAAAGCAACCTACCTAAAGGCTCTATTGTTGCCAGCTGGTCATTTAGAAAGAACCCAGGTTTTATATTTCTTGTCCTTGCCACCATATCTACCCCTTTTAGGATTATTCCTGCGAGGGTTGCGGCCCCCGCAGGCGTTGTGTCACAACATAGCTCTTAGCATGCGTTAAGTAAAGCCGCTTATTTGATGCTTCCGGCCATGATGTTGTAATCTGGCAGTGCTGTTTTGAGGTCGTCTATCTCGTAGTTAATAGCCCGCTTAAGATACCGAGGCAATTTGGGGCAAGTAATTTTAAAGCCGGGTTTAACGCCGGGTTCTTTGGGTTTTCCTACCTCAAGCTCCATTTCCAACTCAACAATAAGGTCGGACTCATTAAGCAGGGGAATGTTGATTATAAATGAGTTGGGCAGCCTGGTGGTTCCCTCCATGTCCCGGACCTTATAGGCAAAGGTATAATTATTGCGGTCGTCATATGAGTAGTCCCCGGTAATCTCGGTCGCCATTTTAAGCTGCTGAACCGAGGCCAAAATACTCACCACGTCTGGAAATTCATCCTGGGAGTCCCGGCGCTTTAGGAAATCGATAAACTCTTTTTGGTCTATCCATCCGCCAAGAACACTTTCCCATTCCTTAAACAGGTCGCTATGTTCAAAGGCATAGGTGGCCAGATCTTTCTCCCGGTCCATAATCGTATCATCAAGGATTACTTCCACCCGGGCGCTTTCGGTGTCGAGATAGAATATCTGGGTATTCTCAACCGATCCACGCTTGTTGATCAGGTCGATAACTGCCTGGGTACTCCGGAGCCTGTAGTTGGCGCCCCTGGGTATGTACTCCGTGGGCTCCTGGTACTTTATAAACAACGTTCCTTCTGCCGGCTCTACCTCCATGTTGATGTTATCCGTCATTCTCAGCACCTCTTTCGTTGTTAAATAGCACTAAATTAGACACGGGGTCTTGGATGGCTTCAATGCAAATGCCACCTTCTGCTAGCCTGCCCATGGTCTTGCGCTTGCGGGCCGGTACCGTGGAAGTAATAGATGAGGATAGGTCCACCATCGTTTCCATGTCTTTGTCGCGCTTGATTTCCAGTTTCATGGTGATGCTGCCCTTTTCTCCTTTATCCAGGGCTGCTATCACCCGGCGATATTCCCGCTGGAATTCCTTTTCAATACCCATAGCCTTTAGGTCCAGCGGATCATTCATTTCCCAACCTGGCATTACTCTTCTCCCCTTTCGTTTTCAGTGATATATGAGGCCTGCAGGTCAGCCATCCAGAGCAGTGGTACCAGCGGTGTCATCCTTGCTGCTGCAGACATAGCCTGTCTAGTGGAGTAGTCGCCTTCTGTCCATCCCCCCATGTGCCAGCGGATAGCTAGGCGCTCTTCATCGCTCAAGGGAATGAAGCGGGTCAATATGTCCACGCTCTTTTCCCCGTGCCCGTAAGGATATTGGTCCTTGACCACATAGACCGGTTTTCTTTCCCACTGACCGGTTTTGTCGTTCTTGACATTACGGTATTCGGTTCCGTAGAAGTTCACCTTGCAGAGGTCATGACCCAGGCCGAGTATTATCAGGGTATCCTCGGGGACATAAATTTTTGCAGCCAGCGCTAGAACCTGTAGGTTCCGGTAAACGTTCAGGCTGTGTTGGGCCAGTCCACCCCGTTCAGCTAAATGGAACTTGGCGGAGCACGGGGCCTGGAAAAAGTCTGAGTGTATTTCCAGCCAAAATAATAGGTGATTAGTGCCTTCCCGGCCTGTGCCATCCCAAAGTTTCAATATAAGGTCATGAATGTTTTCCATAACTCTCCTCCTTTACTTGCGCATGGACAGTTCCATGCGCGTTGCCTCACATATCTTCTTGACATCGTCCTCGTTAACGTTTGCCCCTATGCTGCGGGCAATTTGGGCTATTCTCTTCTGGCGCTCAGTGGGTAAATATCGAGGCTGGCTTTTTTGCGCCCGCTTTTTGGACATGCCGGCTGGTATCTCCAGCCCAGCCTCCCGGTCATGTTGCAGCCAGAGGAATTGCCCGCATGGTTTGCATACCCTGGGCCAGGGTGCTCCGGGAGGCGTATCCGTAAGCCGGTCTTGCTCCTGGTTGCAACGTGGGCAGGTAGGCATTACTCCTCACCCCCATATCCAGCGGCGGTAAGGGCAATTAAGGCTTCCCGTAATTTGCCCGCATCACATTGAGGGCAGGCATCGGGATAGCCGTCACAAACGACATACTCTTCATCTTCATTTGGTTCAGGGAGGCAGTGACGTAAAGATGTTTTCCCGGCCTCCGCTACTGCCCGGAGCTTGGCATTCTCTTTCTCCATCTCAATCACCCGCTGGGCCAGCTCGGGGAGGGCGGTTTCGGCACATTCCATAAAGGGCACAATGGCTGCGCGACAACTATCTGCCCAATGGCCTTCTTCAATTAACATTTTGGCTACTTCCGTAAGACCATATTGACCAATCGTCCGTTTGCATATTTCCAAAACCTCTCTCGCGTCGCGCATCATAACAGTTCCTCCCTCCTGAGCACAATTTGCTCTTCAAAGAAGCCCTGAGCTTCCTCGATATGGGTAATCATGATTACTTTTTTAAACCGGTCGGCCACGTTCTTGATGGCATCTAGAACCAGTTCCCGGTGCTCCCGGTCTTGGCTCCCAAGTCCTTCGTCAATTGTCAACCACTCCACCCGGGAACCGGCCCGCCGGGCCAGAAGTTCAGCCAGGGCAAACCGCAGGGCAAAGTCGATACGGAGCTGCTCTCCCCCAGAAAAAGTCTCGTATGGTCTGCCGTCCGGGCATTCCCAGTCGGTAATCATGATGTCCAGGGTTTCGATGATCCCCTTGCCATCCTTTTTGTCTCGCTGGGTATTGAAGAATAGGCTGTTTTGTCCCCGGGTCATTTGCCCGAGGATCTCGTTAGCGATGCGCTCCAGTTCCGGTACCGCGCATTCGATTATCATGGCCGGTACTCCATCGCGGCCAAAGGCCCGGATAAGAGTTTGCCAGCGCACGATTTCTTTTGATAGCGGGGCCATTTGGGCTGTTATGTCGGCGTATTCAGTCTCCCACGCCTCCACCTTTTCCAGTTGCGCTTGTAGGCGTACAGCTTGAGCCTGTTCGGCCTTGAGTACCTCCCTTGCATCGGATAGAGCTGATTTAATCGTCTCGGGGCTAATCTGCTCGGCTTGCGCAAGCTCGGTTCTGATGGATTCACCCTCCCGGCGTTTTTCCTCGATTACTCTATTTCGCGCGTCTATTTCCGTTAGCAATGCATTAATTCGTATCTGAGCTGCTGTTATGGCCGCCTGGGTATTATTCAACCTTGGCAGTAGGTCAGCCCACTTTTTAAGTTCCGGCAGCTGGGCTTCTGCTACCTCGAGCTGGGCCAATTGTGCATCTAGCGCCTCCATTAGTTTTTGTTTTTCCTGCCTTTGAGCTTCAGAGTTTTGGGCAGCCCTCAGCCATTCATCGCGCTGGCTTTCAAGGGTGTTAAGTAGTTCGGCCTTGGATTCCAGCAGGTTTAACTTGTCCACTGACGGCTTAAGGGTTCGGGCTAATTCTGCCGTCTTGGAATGCTCCTGGTGGTCATAGCCGACTGCAGCCCGGGTACGCAGAGCCTCGTTAACCTCAGCCTGGAGCCTTTCTAACTGCAGTTCGCTCTCCGCCTTATATTGCTCCAGATAAGCCGCTCTGTCCGGTAATGTCCTCCTGGCTTCCTGGGCATCTGCCAAAAACCGGCATGCAGCCCGTTCCGGGTCTATGCACCCTGCGTTCTCCAGCATGGACACCTTGATTTTGAGGCGCGTTATTTCGTCCTCGAGGGTTTTAATTTGAGAATTGCATTCCCTGTTTACCAGGTCGTATCTATCCTGGGCTTTTCGAAGGTCGGTATCACGATCTGAGTATCTTTCCCGCAGCGCCTCCAATTCCTGGAGGCGTTCCTTGGCCATTTGATAGGATTGCGCGTCTCTTTGTAGGAATTCTCGCTGCTCCAATAATCTTTCCAGGTCTGTTATCTGCAGTAATAGTTGGTCAGCCTTGGCCATCTGTGAGTCTCTTGTTTCCTTCATGGCCCTGACCTCACTGGCAATGTTTCGGATCATGGTGCGCTTAGATTCGATATCGGCCACCTGGTTCCGTATTTGCTCGTATGTGACGGCCTTTTCGCGGATCTCATCTGCATGCGCCAGGATTTTTTCTTGCCCCGTAATAACAGTTTTTTCCTGCTCGATAAGCTGTTGCCGTTCTGTGATTTCCCCTACAAGGATATCTGCCTGCTCATCCAAATCCTTGGCTCGGTTTTGTTTGGCCTGGATTTCGGCAACCTTCGTTAAGGCATCCTGCATTTGTTTTTCAAGTGTTCCGATTTCTGCTTCATATAGGACAATGGCAGATTGTGTTTCAGTCAGGGCTGCCTGCAGGGTTTCCTTTGGGGTTTCTCTCATTTGGCCTTTTATCTGCGCAAGCTGTCCTTTTAGCCGCTCTAATTCAGAGGCCTTGGTCTGGTACTGCTTTTTGGCCCGCTCCTGGAGCCAATCGTATATGTCCAGGCCCAGGATATCCTGTAAAACAGCTTTGCGCTGCGCCGGGGGCTTAGCGGTAAATTCGTTGGCCCGGCCCTGCAGGATCATGCTGCTGGCGGTAAATGTCTCAGCATCCAGCCCCAGGAGTTCCTTGATTCTGGCCTGGGTTTCAGGGATGGTGGTTCCGCTCTCAGGAACCCAATCCTCATTCTGGCGGCGGAAAAGCTCCAGGGTTGATTTCCCGGCCTTGGTTTTCTTACTCCGGGTCCGGACAACCCGGTATATTTCTCCCCGGTGCTCGAATTCCAGGGCTCCTCCCATATCCGTCTTGCCGGTGGTTATCATGTCGTCTACAGAGCAGGCGTTTTTCGTGGTTCCAAATAGCACCCAGGTAGGTGCAGTAGTGAAGGTTGTACTTTTACCGGAGCCGTTAACCCCTACCACTGCGGCCAGGCTGATATTGTTCAGGTCATGATCGGCATAGGTTACTGCCCCCATGTTGGATATTTCTATTCGAAGTGGGTTCATGCCGTCACCCCGCTTTCTAATAACTGGGGGTTTTCGTAAATGTTACCGATGACCTCTGGTATAAAAGGTGAGTGATCAACGCGACAATAAACAGGCCAACAAAACCGCTCTTCTTTTCGATGCATTGCAAATCTACCTTCCTCGTAATCCACTACACCAACGCCCATGCCGTCTATTCTGATAATATCTTTCTCGTATACCTCCGCCCCGTTCTTATCTTTTGCTCCGGTGTACTCATCCCGGCCAATACAGTTATATCTGGGATTTTTAAGTGCGAAAAACTTAGCTACTCCGGCCTCTATTTCATCTAGGGTAAATATCTGAGTAACAATATTCCCGGTTTCTTCGTGCTGATAAACGTATCTAAACTTAATTTCTCTCACTCACTCACTCCTCCCAGCAACCCCGCTGTCATATCCAGCAGGAAAGGTATCTCTTGCGGGTCGATGTTAATCTCCGGCTGCTCGCACCACTTCCGAACGGCCTCAACCGGTCCCATCTCAGCGGTTACTTCCTCTTCCCGGTTGCGGGTGCTTTCGGTAACAGTGCCGGATATTTCGGTCACATAAAATGCACCGGCGTCATATAAGGCTTGCTCCAGGGCCTTCTTATCCAGGCGCTTGGCGATATCTTCCGGGCATGTATAGCGTAGGCGGACGATGGCGTCTTGAATATCTGCATATCCAAGAAACAAATCACCATGATTTATACAGTCCCTCATATCGCCCTCATTCCAATTTAGAGGTATAAACCTCCGCCCCGGGGTTTCGATGAACCTGGAAGCGAATAGTCCATCCTGTAGGTCGTGAATCCAGAACCCGGGAATGATGTTCTCATCATTGAAGGTCAGCCTCTCGGGGCTGCCGCAGTAGAACACCTTTCCGTTCTGCTGTGGCCGGTGGATGTGCCCCAGACAAACCAGGTCATAACCCTGGATAGCTTCCTGGGTAAGTATCGGCTCATGCTGCATAAGGACGTCCTCAAAACCCTTGTCTGCCAGATCGTAGGTGAGGTGACCGAGGAGAATTTTCGGACCGTCTCCATTGGAAAAGAGACCGTCCCGCATAGACTGACAAGACTTGGTTATTTGGTCAGTCATGATCTGGTGAATTTCATGTGGCGGAAAACTCCGGTATTCCTCCTGAGCCACCAGACTGGACCGGTTCATGCCGGGGAGGCATGCCACCTCTACACCTGTCCATGAATGCCTTATGGCGGGCTTGCTAAAGATATCTACGTTCTCGATGCGCATTGCATCCAATATCTCGTAGGCGCTTATCGCATCATGCGACGGGGTTCCGGATATTGCAATTATATGACACCCAAAATTAGATAGCTTTTTTAGCCAAGATCTGATTGCCATTATCTCCCGGCTGGCCCGGTCGAGGTAAACCCGAGCATCTTTAAACATATCCCCGGCAATCAGCACCAGACCGCAGTTTTCTTCTATGATGCGGTCGGCGCACCAGTCCATAACCCGGGTGATGTCCTCGAAACGGGATTCCGGGGTCGGGCCTGGATATCCCAGGCCCAGGTGCATGTCTCCTATATGGCAAATCTTCATGCAGGCTCACCCCCGTCAAAGATGTCCTCTGGCGGCGCATCATTATCGCCCGGGAATGGATATTGCATATCATCCATTATGGTTTCATCGGGAGCAGTTGTTCCGGGTGTGTCTTTTTGATGCTTTGTGGTTTGTGGTTTTTTGTCTGGCTGTTTCGCGCCCTTCATGGCCTTAACTATGTTTGCGCAAGCTTTCCGGACCTTATCAGCCTGTGCGTTCGCCGCCAACCATTCCAGATAGCTTGGATCTTCGTCCAATACATGCCCTAGTGTGTTGCCCTTAAATTTGCCGAAGTTTAATGTTACGGATAGGTCTTTCTTGTCTATGCCTGTGACTGTCCCGGCGGATCGTGTGGCTGGCGCAGCATTATCTGCGGTAGTCTCCCCCTCGATCCAGGCGTCCAATTCGTCCTCTTCCTGGGAGAAAATGCCGGACAATCCCGTACCAGACAAGGTTGCAGCAATATAGGCGCGCTTTACGGCCATCTTAAGGACGGTATTCCAAAGGGAAAAGAGATCCTCATTCTCGATTCGATACTTGGACCACTTGGCTCCCGTGGTTTTGTTTTCATATTCCTTGCAAGGCAAGGTTGCTAAATCGACGCCTTTGGGCACGTCTCTTTCTCCAACCCAGCGGTAGTGATATTTGCTTTCCCGGGTTGAGCAGCTGCCTTCACCTTCTGATATCAGTACCCCGGTGCCCCGATGTATGAGCCGCACCTTTACCGTTGCGTCATAGTGACCAGTATTGTAGTCCTTGTTTTCTTCCTTATCGGCTATTACTTTACTGAAGTTATATAGGGCATTAATCTTGTCGGCACCTGGCTGGTAGAGTGCAGGTTTGTCCGTGCCCGGGATAATGCCGTAGTCAACGTCTTTTTCCATCACTTCTTTGAAGAACTGCTTTACAAGTTTCAGTTTTTCCTTCATCTCCTCCAGCTTGTTCGCCATCTCCATGACGCTGCCGCTGTCGGACATTGCTACCAGGCTCCCGCCCGTTATCTCCGTTGGATTTATAGCTATAGCCATATACTTATGGCCTCCTTTCCTATGCGGTCACCGGTCTGCGCGCGATACAATCAATCCATCCCTTTCCGCTGGGTTTACGAATGGACATATTCCAGTACTCAACTTTTATCCCGGGGGCCGGCTCCCATCCTGGATGGCCATCGCGGGTAACGCACTGCCGGCATTGTTTCGGTGGCCTGGTGTTTTTATAGGCGCAGGTTTCGCAGGTTGCGCCTTCGTTTATCATTTTCAATACCTCTGCCTCCTTTAAGGATCCCCGGGGAGAAAGGGTGGCTCTCCCCAGGGTATAAATAAGGGGGTTACTTCGAGTAGCCATCGCACCCGCATGGTTTAGTGCATCCGCACTTAACGCAGATGCTTTGCGTGACAGGAGTGTAGTTATCGCAACTGCATGGCTTCGTACACCCACATTTACTACAAGTCGCCATTATTTTTACCTCGCTTTCTTAAAAGGCCGCCCGCCCGTGCCAACACACCCTCGCAGGTTCGGACGGGCAGCCGGAATGGGATTACTCTTGTTTCTTGCCATCACATTCTTTTAGGCGTTCAATACACTCTTTGCGATAATGGAGATGTCCGCACCAAGGGCAGATTAAATCTTCATATTTTGCAAAGATGGGTTCTAGTTCGCTATATCCCCGATCTACGCTAATGACTACCGCATCCAACATTGCATCAACCACTGCATCCTCAGGGGATAAGTTATAGTCCTCTGCCAGTCGCCTTTTTAGTTCTGGCCTGTTATCTCTAAACTCATAGTCTTGCATGCTTGCATCCTCCTGTTTTTTTATTTAAGAACAGCCTTAGAGGGCTTCAATGGTCCAACCTTGTGGCAAATCATGCAATAGGCAAAATAGTTTCCGGTTTGCTCGTGATAGGTCAGGTCTCTATTGTGCTTGCACTTGCGTCCATTTTTCTTATCCTTTGCCATTGGTATCCCTCCTGTGGTAGAATTAATATTGATAATTTTTATCTGGCCGCCGTGGAGGCGGCTTTTCTCTTTTCCGCAACCTTCCTGGTTAAGCTTTGTACCGCAGTGTTCACTCGACTCAGGACATCCTGATGATATATTCCGTATTGCTGATTCATGCCTATGCTCAGGTTCACTATCACCGGGATTAGATCCCATGCCTGTTTTTCGCAATCCAAAGCCGCGGATTGTTCTTGTTCCAAATTGCCGGTTCGCCGGCAGACTAAGAACCTTTCAAATGCTACCTGGAATTCCTCCATTTCCTGGTGCGCCACATCCAACAACTCCGCGAAGTGTCCATCCAGGTCGCCTATAACTACCCCAGACAGGAGCCCGCCCTGCTGACAATGGCCGCAGGACTGGACCGCTAGCTTCGTATCCCGCAACCGGGCCTGGAGCCGCGCCAGGTAATCGGGTGATGCCTCTCGCCGGTCGCATTCCATATTGCTGATCATGGAGCGTTCGTAGGCAACCATGTTCCCGAGTTGCTCCTGGGTCATACCGTACCTCTCGCGGGTCTCTCGTAGAATCTCGCCTAGCTGCAATCGTTCTCCCCCCTTTCAGACATGATTAGCTGGGGCTGGTCGACCTGGGTCTCGGCCTGGGCTTTTGCAAAACATACCGGTCCCATGCCGTGTTGTTGGCTTAAGGGATTGCTGAGCCTGCGCCCACAACGTGCGCATCTTTCGGCTAGCTTGATGCGATCCTCCTGCCCTGCTTGTGCCGTCAATTTTCATCACCTCCTTGTGTTTGGCTAGAAACATTTACCAGTGTGTATAGGTATGAAACCCCTATATACTAATAGTTATTAGGGATTTTATACTCCAGGGATATTAAGCTGGGCTTTAAACAGTTTTCAAAGAATAGCTATCTCGTTCTGACGGATCCTTTATTTGCCATCCTCCTCGGGGGGGATTAGCCGCTGGATTAGATTTCCGTCCCCCCTTAACAAGCTTACTGATAGGGGCAGTTCCTTCGGGTTTACTCATCAGGAAATTGCGTACAAATTCCCGTAAATCGTCAGGATTAGCCTTATACCTGCCACCAAGCTTTTTAACTGGCATTTGTGGATAGAGGGCAACGTATCTTTTGAGAGTTTCGGGTGATATTCCAAGATATGAGCAGATTTCTGGCGTTTCAATTAAACAAGGCCCTATGGTTCGTATTACCTCTGGTTTTTCGATGGATTGTTGCATGGCTATCCCCCTTACTTGTCGTCGGTGCCGGTGGGTTGAGAAGCGTAACTAATCGTTCCGTTTAGTTCTTGGTCAAAAAAATATCCGATGGGCAATCCCAGAATTGAGGCAATTTCGTTTAATTCAATTGCGTCAATGTTTCTTCTACCGGCCTCTATGCCAGATAACCATTGGGGGGTTTTGCCCATTTTACGAGCTATAAAGGTCTGGGTTACCCCTTTGCTTTTGCGGGCTTGCGCTATTCTTTCCCCGAGGTTCATGTTTTCACCACCTAAGCGTATTGTTTACTTTTTATCATTATATAACTACGCATTTTGTTTAGTCAATAGTTATCTCAACTTTTTGCTTAGTTAATTCAGCGCCCCGCTTATTTTGGTAAACTATATAGGAGGTGAAGTTAATGCCGTTGGGTAATAATTTGCGAAAAGCCAGAAAGAAAAGGGGACTAACACAGTCCGAGGTTGGCAATCTGCTCGGAGTGACAGAACAGACAATATCTGGTTATGAGCGAGGCGTCCGGGACCCAGATACCCAGCAACTTAGTCGGCTAGCTCAGATATACGGAGTTTCAACGGATTATCTTCTTGGTCGCCCCCCGGTAATAATAAATACCCCCGGCCAGCCTCCGGGCTCCATCAATGCAGGAGGCTTTGAGCGCATTCTTGCAGATATGCCAGACGGCCCGGAAAGAGAAACCCTGGCTGCCCTGGCTGACGAACCAGCGCTGTTTGAGTTTTGGCAGGAGATGCTAAAAAGGGAGGATCTGCAGCTTTTATTCAAGCAGACGAGGCCGTTGTCACCCGATGCAATAAAGCGGGTCATACGATACATAAAAATGGTAGAGGACGAAGAGGCCAAACAAGATTAAGCCCGCCTGAAAGGTGGGCTTTTTGTTTCGACATAAGTTGCAATATAACGACAAAAAACGGAGATAGATATGACACAAGGGGATTTGGCCACAAGAAAATATTCGCTACTTCGATGCATCCTGGATGAGAATTTAGAGCCGATTGATGTGTGGCTGGCGCATGATATAATTCCACATATGGTTCCGTTAGGTCAGGGAGTGAGCGCTTTTGTGTACCGGTCGCGGAAAGGCTATGTACATATATTTGTGAATTCCAGCCTGTCCGATGTGCGCAAAATTGATACACTATGCCATGAAGTTAAGCATGTCATAGAAGATATGCCCGACATGGGCCGGGTAGTCGGATTGGATATGCACCATCAACCGTTTGAGATTCAGGCGGACCGGTTTTTACAGGAAGTGGCCGCAGCGTATGCGGTGAAATAGGGGGGGTAGTATGAGCTTTAAAGAAGATTTGCTTAAATTGGCAGGTCAGGTTGAAAAAAGGAAAGAATATACTGGAACCGAGGAAGCAACGAAGAATTCTCTTATTCTGCCATTCTTACAGGTTTTGGGCTTTGATGTTTTTAATCCACTTGAAGTACAGCCAGAATACTGTTCGGCTTTCGGTGGGGCCAAGAATGCCCGAGTGGATTATGCTATTTTAAAAGATTCTGCGCCAATAATATTCTTAGAAGCAAAACCAGTAGACGACTCTCTTAAAGGGCATTACTCTCAGCTTCGCTCATATTTTAATGCAACGCCTACAGTAAGAGTTGCTATTATTACCAATGGCGTTATTTACCGATTTTATACGGACCTTAATGTACAGAACATAATGGACGATACCTCATTTCTCGAAATTAATATTACGTTGCTATCCGATGCCGACACCGAAGTACTAAGTCTATTTAAAAAAGAGGAATTCGATGCCCAAAAAGTTGTTTGTGTAGCTGAGGAACTCGCCTATGCAACCAACCTGATTGAGATTTTAGAAAAAGTGTTCCGGGAACCTAATGATGATTTTATTAAATACCTCCTCAGTGAATTAAAATACCCTGCTCCTAAGACATCATCCGTTCTTGACAAGTTTCGCCCAATTGTCAAGAAGGCCATTTACCAGGCCCTGGTTAACCTGGTTCAGAAGGGGCTTGCATCACCTGCAACCATGGAGGTAGCTGCGGTTACAGATTCTGCTGATATTAAAAGGCAAATTGTCACAACAGGGGACGAGCTAAAAGCGTTTGAGGTGATAAAAGTCATCCTGGCCGAAGCAGGTAAGGATGCTGAGCAAATCCAGTATAAAGACACAACCGTTTATTTCAGTATATTTATAAAGAATCCTTCTAATTGGATAGTGCGCCTTAATCTGGATAGCGCAAAAAAAAGCATAACCACCAATATCCCGGTTAATGCTTTGCAGGACATGGCTCCCGGTTTTGAGGCAGGGGAAGCTAACAAGAGCATAGGTATAAGCCGGGTGTATATTAATTCAATCGAAGATATATTGTGTCTTAAGCAAGTAATCATTGAAAGTTACAGGTTACTAACAGAATAGTTATTACGGAGGAGGATTTTATGGATAATGCAATGATAATCTGGATCATTATATTCGCAGTTTTTGTTATAGCCTTTATTTTTTACCTGTCGCTATACGGCAAAGTAAAACGGGAACGGCAAAAGGCTGATGCTTGCCTTGAACAGTTTAAAATCGAGAATGCAGTAAAAATAACTGACCATTCCAGGCAAGGAAACATAATTACTGGTCATGCCCAGAACATCAGCAAATGGGTAATAGAGGAACTGCATATTGATATTAATTATTACGATGACAATGGGTATTTAATCGGAAACGCAGCTGTTAAGGCCAATAACCTCAACCCTGGCGAGACATGGGAATTCAAGCAATTGATTGAGGATAACTCAGTTTCGAATTATTCTTTGACAATAAACCTTCCCGGAATGTGTATCTAAAGGAAGTGCGACATTGAAAGAGAAACCGTGGAAAACCACTGTCAGACCACTTAATGACGAGGGCACAAAATGGGAAATAATAGTCCATCTCGGGTGGAGCGAAGAGAAAAAAAGATATGATCGCCGCTATAGATGGATTTATGCAACGAAGCAGAGAGAGATCCAGGCGGCCACCCGTGCTTTTGTTGCGGAAATAGAACAGGAAATTGAGGCCGCTAAAGCCGAGACGGATGCCAAAAACAAAGAAGAATACTCCCAGGAAACGGTTGCAGACTGGTTCGTCTATTGGTTTAACGAATACACCCCTGTTTTCTATGAATGGGAAAAAAATACTCGGGAGAGGGCAAAAAGAATTATTAATAAAAACATTCTTCCCAGTTTGGGACACATAATTATTTCTCAGTTGGAATCGGATCTTATGGCGAACTTTTATGTAAAATTAGCCCAGGAAGGTAAAAAGGTAAAAACTAAAGATAAAGACCCTGAGGGGAATCCCATTATTAAATGGGTTGGCCTATCTAAAAGAACCATCAAATATGTTCACACGATACTCAATCAATCTTTTGACGATGCGGTAACCTTAAAAAAGATACCCGCAAATCCCGCAAAAGGATTAAAACTTCCTAAAGATAAAGAAAAGCATCATTCCAAATGGGTAGTCTTGGACGAAAGTCAGCTTTGGGAATTTCTAGATAAATCCATTGAACATAGGGATTATGCATTGATTTATACAGCAGCTTACAGCGGATGCCGCGAATCGGAATTATTCGGTTTAGCAAAAGACAAAATACTGTGGAATGTTTCTGCCTTACGAATTGAACAGGCACTTCATTTAGATCCGGATAGTGACGAAGGTTTTGAACTCAGAGACAGAACTAAAAATATACCCAGCACCAGAACGGTTGTAGTAACAGAGGATGTATTAGAGGTTCTTAGGAAACATATAGCTAAGCAAGAAAAGGCGGGTATTACGTCCGAGTTGGTTTTTACCGAATTAGATGGCAGCCCCCTAAAGCGACACAATTTAGGGCATCGTTTTAGCAATCTAGTAAAAAAACATGGTCACCCTGGTATGACCTTTCATCACTTGCGGCACACGCATGCCACAATTTTATTGTCAAGTGGAGCGAATATCAATGAAGTAGCCGAGAGACTCGGCCATGGCGATCCAAGAACAACCCTTAAAATATATGGTCATGTTTTGCCCGGTCGAGATCAAAGCCTCGCTCAATTTTTTGCCAACTTAATCAAGCCGAAAGAAACAAAGCCGGATATTAAAATAAAATTTAACAAGAAAGTTACCCGCAAATATTTCCGCAAAAACTTTCCGGGGAACTAG